GCGGCCATGACTGGGCTCGGTAAGGCTATCGGGATAAGAGGTATGGCGAGCGCTGCAGCCGACGCAGCCGACGATGTGAGCGACGAGGACACGGAGCTCCTGCAGAAGTTCATCGAGGAGCTTGCGAAGGCGCTGGAGAACCTGCGGGAGGAGGACGCTCACCGGACGCTCGAGGAGACGAGCGAGGACGAGGACGAGGACGAGGAGAGCCGCGACGACGCCGACTTCGAGGAAGGGAAGCACCCGCGCGCGAGCGACGGAAAATTCGCCAAGAGCGCGGGCGGCGCGAAGGCGGGCGCGGAGTTTCACAAGGAGCAGGCCAAGACTAACGAGGGGCTGCGGAACGGATCCCTGCACCGTCCGCACAACCGCGCAGCGAAGCGATACGAGGAGGCTCGTAGACACTACGAGGCTGGGAACTCGGAGGAGGGCGACAGGCTCCACGAGGAGGCCGAGCGCCACGGTCAGGAGGGCATCAAGCGGGTCGCCAACTACCACAAGGCACTCGGGAAGGCGGGCGGCAAGCCTCCGGAGCCGTCCAAGCCCGAGGCAAAGGTGGAGCCCGCCAAGCCCACGCCGCCCAGGACCGATCCAGAGCCCCCAGCGCCTCCGGCGAAGCCCACGCCCCCCGGTCGAGTGAGTGGTAGGACGATCGAGGAGGCAAAGAAGGAGTACGACGACCGGAGGGAGAAGTTCCTCAATGCCAACAATTTAAAGGAGCAAGCGCACGCTGAGACCGAAATGAACGAGGCTCGCAGGGTGTGGATGGACCTGCGGATAGCCCAGAAGGCTCAGCCACCCGCACCTCCGCCACCGCGCCGAAGCCAGGAGCAATTCTCCAAAGAAATCCGCCAAAAGGCAACGGACGAGATCGCTCGCCATCCTCACCTGACGCTGGAGTATCGGCGCGGGGAGGGCCTCCACGTGCAGTCCTGGCACGGTGCGCCCGACGATATTCACCATGCTGTTGCGAGCATGAAACCAGTCCCGACAACGCGCACGACAAAGGGTGCCCACTATCAGCGGAAGTTTCTGTGGGACGAACCGTCCTTCATCAACATGCCAGGAACCTATGATCACGACTTTAAGCTGAAGTCGGCGGTCTGGCGTCACGAGGCGGGTCACGCCATGGATCATCAGCGCGGACGGGCGTTTGGAGGAGGCAGGACCGGAGAGATGGCCTACGCCTCCACGCAGGTGCGCGCTGATACGCAGGACGACGCGCGGGATCTGTTGCAGACGGCCAGTGGCCACGGCTATTACAACGGAAAGGACACTTTTCACAGACTCATCTCGTCAGTGGACGAGGGGAAGGGCGAGCGGTATCCGGCAAATTTCAAGATTCCAGCGGCGGCTCACGGTGATACTGAGTTTATGGTGGCAGATTTCGTAGGGGCAATGACACGGAACCAGATCGGCTGGGGCCATCCGGACGATTACTACAAAGACGACTCGACTCGGCAGCAGGCGGAGATGTTCGCGGACTATGTGTCCCTGAGCAGTCACCCTGATCACGGAGAAGAGCTCCGGAACCTCTGTCGCAAGCTCGCCCCCCGGTCGTGCAAGAAATTCGACAAGATCATTGCAGGGGAGGAGCCGTGATGGACCAGGAAGAGATCGACGAGGCCATGCACGACTACATCGAGGAGTTTGGTCACACGATCACGTTCTTCGGGCTTACGCCGGAGCAGATGGAGAAGGCGGTTCCGGTACTCGCCAAGGCGATGGACGACGGTGTTCCCCTGACGGATGCCGAGTTCTATCCGGCTATTGGACTGGAGCCGCCCCCCGAGGATGCCGAGGTGTGAGCGAAGCAACCGAAACGGAAGCCACAACGATCCCCAAGCACGTCTTCGAGGGTAGGGAGGACGTGGACTGGAGGACGTACGAGGAGGAGGATCCGGACGACGAGGAGCTGGAGGAGACCCCGCCGGACGTCGTGATGATGCTCGGGTTCGATCCGAAGAAGGAGCGTGGGGCGCGGGCGGATGCTGACGGGGACTTCGATGAGTCCAAGCACAAGCGCGCCAATGACGGAAAGTTTGCGAAAACAGCCGGGGGGGCGGCGGAGGGGGCGGAGTTTCACAAGGCGGAAGCCGAGAAGTATCGGGGACAGCACGGAGGAAAGATAACCCGTCCTCACATGCGCGCGGCTGTTCGTTATGAGGAGGCCCGGAAACTTCACGAGAAGGGCGACACGGAGGGAGCCGAGAAGCTTCACAAGGAAGCCGAGTTTCACGGTCGTCATGGACTGAATAGAACGAAACGACTCACGGGCGGTGAAGAGAAGAAGGCCGAGGGCGGCGAGGAGAAGACGGAAGAGAAGAAGGCCGAGGGCGGCGAGGAGAAGACGGAAGAGAAGACGGAAGAGAAGACGGAAGAGAAGACGGAAGAGAAGACGGAGGAGAAGACGGAAGAGAAGAAGGCCGAGCCGGAACCCGAGGCTGAGGAAGAGAAGAAGGCCGAGCCGGAACCCGAGGCTGAGGAAGAGAAGAAGGCCGAGCCGAAACCCGAGGCTGAGGAGGAAAAGAAGGCCGCGCCCGAGGCGAAGAAGGAGGATCGCCCGCCACCGATGAACCGGAAGGACTTTCTCGATAAGATGACATCGAGAAAAAGCCTCAGAGAAATGAAGTTTCACAAGGAAACGTGGAACAACGCACCAAGGGATATTCAGGAAGCTGTTCTCAGGGCACCAAAGTGCATCGCTATGGCTCTGGATACCAGGGGTGCCTTCTATCAACCAGGTGAGCACAGCATCAATATGCCGACGTCCTACAAAGCCGACTCACCTAAGACCCAGGCTATCTGGAGGCATGAGTTCGGTCACGCTATGGACTACCGTGGCCAGGAACGCCCGAGATCCTACAAGGCTATCAGGGATATAGAGGATGAATCCAGTAATCTACTGAAGACTCTCGGGATAACCGGGGGGGAGGGGGGAGGTAAGTTCGGCAACGCATCCAACATGAAGAAAGCGAAGAGCTATTTAACGAGTAACGCTGTGGACATGGATACCCTGCCCAAGGCGGGACAGGACGCGGCTCACTTTGCCGATTTTCTTGGAGCTATGACTGGAAATGTTATCGGCTATGGTCACTCCAATAATTACTATGAGCAGAGCTACCAGCGGCGCTCCACCGAGATGTTCGCCAACTACGTGTCCCTCGTATCCTCCCAGAAGGGTGAGGACTATCGGGCGGTGATGCATCACGTGGCACCAAAAACCTGTGCTCACTTCGACAGGATGATTAGAGGAGAGGACTGATGGCTACGCTGGAGGAGGCTACCGAGGCCTATCTGGAGGAATTCGATGAGCTCCCGACGGTAGCGGGAATCCCCCCGGACAAGGAGGAGCTCGCCGCAGCCATCCTGATGGAGGCGGTTGATAACGACCTGCCACTGATGGACGAGCAGTTCTACAAGAAGCTGGGGCTTGATATGTATGAAGAAGACGATGTTGTTTAGATGCTGACGGACATTCACCCCGGCTGCCTGATCGCTATCAAGCGACTGGGAATGGACGAGCTCGGGGTCGCGCGCTCCATGATAGCCGGGGAGCTCGTCTCTCCGCAGCAGTACCAGAACATGTGGTTGTTCGACATCCGCATTACTGGCACCGGCCGAGCCTACCGGCGCTCCCTGGACGAGCACGTGTGGAGGGATCCAGGCATATACCTGAACGACGAGTTCCTCGCTCGCTGCAACGGACTCCCGGTTATCTGGGAGCACCCGGAGCAGGCCACGCTGTCGAGCAGGGAGTTCGCTACTCGCATCGTGGGGACAACGTTCGTTCCGTACATCAAAAACGACGATGTGTGGGCGATCGTTAAGATTTACGATGACGAAACGGCCGAAGAGATGGCGAAGGGGGAGCTCTCGACCTCCCCCTCCGTTGTGCTGAAGGATGTCGAGGCCAGCAAGCTGACGATGGACGACGGCTCCGTGCTGCTCGTCGAGGGTAAGCCGACGCTCCTGGATCACATAGCGATATGCAGTCTAGGGGTATGGGACAAGGGCGAGGAGCCAACCGGAGTTCGCACCGATAACGCAGCACGAGAGGTCGTGCGTTCAGACAGTGAGAGGAAGAAAAGCATGGCCGATACTGACAAAGATAACGAAAGCCGCGACGACACGGGCGGGAAGCTCGACAAGCTGCTGTCGCACATCGATGCGATGGGTCGTCGCATGGACGCTATGGAGGAGCGCGACAAGGAGCGCGACGATGCTCGCAGGGACGCGGCTCGCAGGGACGCCGCCGCTCGCCGCGATGCCGAGCGTGCCCCCTGGATGAAGGCGGACGCCGAGCAGTGCGCCAGGGACGACGAGGAGGAGGAGAAGGACCGGAAGAAGTACGCGGAGGAGGGTGATCCCGAGGAGGTCGCGGCCGACAAGGCGCGCAAGGACCGGGTTAGTCGTATGGACGCTCGCAAGGCCGACGAAACGAAGGCCGACGAGGACGGCGACGATGACGACGACAAGAAGAAGGAGGAGGAGCGCGAGGACGCGGCTCGCAAGGACTCCGTTGAGATGGAGAAGCGCATCGCTGCGGCAGTGGCAGCCTTCAACAAGGAGGACTCCACCGAGGAGCGCGACGTCAAGGCTGACGCTCAGGCGCGGGCCGACGTTGTCTACAACGAGCTCGGTCTCAAGGGTGCGCCGCCCCCGATGCGTGGGGAGAAGTCCCTGAGCTATCGTCGGCGGTTGCTGAAGGAGGTTCAGAAGCACAGCGAGGACTGGCGCGACGTGGACCTGGCGGTCCTGGACGCCCGGACGATGGCTGTTGCGGAGAAGCGCATCTACGCTGATGCCAGTGTATCAGCGAGAAACCCGAGTCAGTTCCCGGAGCAGGGTCTGGTGACGATCCCGACGAGGGATCCGGTGACAGGGCTGACGCGTTACGAGTTCCGTGGTCGGCAGACGTTCATCAGCGAGCTGAAGCGTCCCTCCAATCGCGTGACCTCCATGGACACGAGTCGGCGTCCCACCTGACAAGTATCACCTGAAACCGACCAGATAAGAGGAACCCACTATGGTCGCGACACTCGCGCTAAATCCCTTTGCCACGACGAACTCTCCGGGTTCGTTCAATATCTCCACCAACGGACTGATCCAGGGAACCGCCTACGACTCGCCCAACTCCCGATATAATCTGGCTGGAGGAACTCTCTCCGTTAACGAAACGCTCCCGATGTGGGGAGGCGTTGGCATCTACGAGGCGACTCCGGGTCTCCCAACCGGTCCCCGACCGGAGCTTGGCGGAGTCATCTCACGAGCCACGTCGGTTACTCCTCGGGCTGTCGGGGAGCTTCTTGGCTTCAGCGTTTTCGATCAGGCGTATCACGGGATCATTTCCGTTGGCAACCCGGTTCCGCTGATTCCGTCCTACGGCAGCGTTCACTTCTACCGTATTGGTAGTGGTGCCCGAGTTGCTGTAGCCTGCAGCCCGAATCTTGTGGCGGGCGGTTCGACGAATCAGCAGGTGTCGTGGGACTTTACGAACCAGACGCTGGAACCGTTCGCTTCCGGAACGGTTTCGTCGGGGACCTACAGCTCCGGCACCGGAGCGGTTAGCCTTACGACGAGCGCAGCCCACGGGCTGCTGCCGGGTGACACGTTCGTTCTGTCGGCTATGACCGGAACGGGTGCCTTCGCCACCCTGAACGGAACGCAGACGGCCACGGCGGGCACCACCGGGACAACCCTGAACTTTAACGCGCCAACTGGCCAGACGATGACGATCACGGGCGGCACGCTCGGGAGCGGCGGCGCTATCCCGAGTGTCAAGTTGCTGGAGGTTCAGATCGGCAACAGCATGACGGTGAACTATGCTGCCGGACTAACGTCGTGGAATCGCGCCGGCAGCTGCGCCGTCATCCTGCTCTAATCGCATAACGGGGGAGTTCCCATAGATGCCTAACATTGCTCCGGCCTATCAGGTCGTGAATCCGTCCTACATGATTCCTGGTCTACTGATTCCCTACACTCAAGCCTCGGGTGCCTTCGACCTTCTGCCGGGGGGCGAGCCAAAGGTTGCTCTGGGTGAGGGAGATCTCGTGGCCTACATGCGGCGCGTTGATATCCGCACGAAGGTGGCGGCGGGTCAATCAGCCTATAATCAGCTGCCCTCAGTGAGCACCGACTTCTCGATGATCAGCACGCCGACGTATCTCATGCGCGTTCGTGCTGAGTACGATCACCACGACACGGCGGCGGTTGCCCGTTGGGGAACGAGCATCGTGGAGGTCCAGCGCCTCGGGATGCGCCAGGCACACTTCCAGATGGCGCGCACGGCGCTCCTCTACGGGTTCAACCCGTCGTCGGGCGAGGGTCTCCTAAACACGGCGGGCGCGACGGCTGTCAACCTGCCAGCGGACTCGTTTTCCAACACGACGCTCGTGACCTACGACAACGGTCAGTTCGCGTTCTTCATTCTGCAGCAGATCGCAGCAATCAAGTCACGGACGAACCAGCTCGGGACCGGCCGAAAATTCACGATTCTCGGGCCGCAGCGGGACCTGGCGTTGTTCGAGTACAATGTCGTGCAGCTCACTCAGGCGCAGCGAGTTGGCGCTGGAACGATGTCGACTGCCGAGCTGGCTAAGTCCGTTCTGATGTCTAACGGCGACGAGCTGATCTGGGCCTATGACGACACCCTGATCGGAAAGGGCGCGGGCGGTAGCGACGCTATCATCATCGATATGCCCGAGGTCGAGAATCCGCGTGCCCAGAACAAGTGGAACACAAACGAGTTCTCCAAGCTCGCCCCCGGTATCGACGCTTGCGTGATGCAGCTCTGCGACATGGTAGCACCCCGCGAGATTCCGTGCCCGATGCCCGGTGGCGCGATCGACGTTCTATCCGAGATCCGCATCACCTCCGGGTGGGGAATTCGTCCGGAGGCCATCACTATCATTAGTGCCCAGTACTCGGCATAAGGGAGAAGTGCAGCGTGAGGTTATTCGTCGGTAACGCATCGAAACAGCATGTGGATTTTATCTACACTGTTCGGGACTTGTCCGGTCAGCTCCACAGGAGAACGCAGAACATCGGTGTTGGGGAGCAGGTTGCGATCAGCGGAGAACTGGAGCAGAGCCAGGTCGACATGATCATTCAGCACCACGCACCGTATGGATTCGTTGCCGTAACGGAGGTGGACTACGTCAGGGACTACATGGCGCTGTGCTACTCGATCGGGAAGCCCATCCCGTTCGAGAAGCTCCGCGAGCTGATGATCAACAACACGGCAATCCTCCAGCTGCGCGGAAGGGAGATCCGCAAGGAAGCAGCCGTCGCCGGAAACGAGCAGCTGGAGGCTAGTCTCGCCGAGGCGGGACGGCCCGAGCGGCTCAACCAACTGGAGACGAGTATCGTGGAGGAGAACCACGACCCTCGGGACGAAACGCCTCCGATCGCGGAGGGCTTCCGGGTCATCCGGGGGGACGGCCCACCCGCGTCCCCCCCGGTCACGCGTCGAGCCGCGCGTCGGAGAGCAAGTGGCTAGGGATCGGTTCGCCGCGCCTCCTGCATCGGGACTGCAGCCCGCGTCCGGGGGTCGGCTCCACCCTACTGCCCCAAAATCGCCGGGGTCGTGTAGTCCCGATGCAGGAGGCGCGCAGATATGAGCATAACGATGCATATGCCGGGCTGCACCTGTGGGTGCGCCGGTCCGATCGTCACGAACGTGGAGGGCTTCCTGGTCTTCGTGCGGGGGGTGATGGGGATCGACCCGATACTTCTACCCGACGACGCCCCCGTCGTCGCCTACGCTCTTGCTGCGGCCCAGGGGGTGGCGAACCCGGCTCTCCTGGCGGCCGGTCCGGTGTACTCCTACGCGGTCTACAACCTGGCCGGATCCAGCCTCATCACCTATGCCGTGGATCAGCCGGGTCGGACCTACTTCGCCGACCTGCGGGCGTCCCTCGGCATCCACAAGTTTCAGTCGGGGGTAGTCTCCGGGACGGGGGACGGCGGGACGTCGGTGTCGTTGCTGAACCCCGAGTTCATGCGGAACCTGACGCTGTCCAATCTCCAGCACCTTCGGGATCCCTGGGGGCGGGCCTACTTGGCCATCGCTCAGGACTATGGGCCGAGCATCTGGGGGCTGTCGTGATACTCCACCTCGGCGTCCTCGAGATGCCCTACGTCAACGCTCCGGCCGCGAAGGCACGGAAGAACCCTGGGAAGCGGAGCAAAGCTCCCCCCCGGACGGCGCGTGGTGGAACGAAGACAACCGGACAGGTTGCCGGATACCTGGAGAACAACTACGGACTGATGCAGGCATACTTCAGCATGTACTCCAGGAATATATCCGGACAGATAGAGGAGTCCATGCGGGACGCGCTGGAGAGCATGATGATGGGCGCTCCGGCCACGCTTAACCCGATGGGGGCAGCTACGAGTGAGATTGAGACTGACTTCAAGCGGGCGCTGTCGCTTAGGGAGTTTGACGGACGGCTGCAGGGAGTTCCGACGAAGGCGGCGCTGGCGGGGGTGAGTCACAGGTTCAAGCATCCCCGCGCCAAGCGCCCGAGCCGTCCCTCGTTTATCGACACCGGGTTGTATCAGGCCAGCTTCAAGTCGTGGGTTGACGGATGAGCGAGTCCCCGTATCACCCGACGGATCTCAATCCGGCACTGATCGGGGGGCTGAGGGAGCTCACGCGCGACACCGAGATTGTGTTCTCGCAGCACGTCAGGAAGGTTCTTCCGCTGGACGGATACGTCTTCTGGCTCAAGGTTCAGCAGACGACGCTTCGGGGTAGTCTCCACACATCAGCGACGCTTCAGCAGTTGGAGGATGAGACGGTCGCGGTTAACACCGTTGTATTCACGACGAACGAGCAGATTCAGGACTTTGACCTGATCGCGCCGACGATGATGTGGGTTGGTGAGTGGGATAACCTGAGGTTCGCGTTTAGTCAACAGGGAAACTTTTTCGAGGCAGCTGGACTGTATCACTACATCGGGCAGGCGCTCGGGTTCTCTATGGATAAGCAGTTGCTGGATCTGGGGGAGGAGCCCCCGGACGATACTCTGATTGTATCGAACAGTCTTCCGGCTTGGCTTGCTATCAAGGATTACAGGCCGGTCTGGCTGCAACCCGATAATATTGAATTAGAGATATTTCCGTCGTTTCTGGTTCCGCAGAACTGTGAGCCACCCTTTGGGACAATTCACATAGAGCCCTCCGGAACGCGCCCGCTCGCGGCGTTCCCGACACTCGGGAAGCGTTTCAAGCACACTCAGTTATCCAGGGACACGGTCAGACTAACGTTCTACGGTTTGACTAACGAGCGGATGATGGATTGGTACGAGACCATGATTCGCTACAGCGAGGATCACAGCTACATCGGGATGGGTTCGATGCCCGTCGTGAAGGACGAGAAGAAGATTCAGGTGGAGTTCGGGATTCTCGGAATGAAGAAGACGATGGATCTGGAGGTGAACTACCTGCAGTCCCAGATGCGCGACTTGGCGCGACAGATGATCCTGTCCGCAAAGGCAACAGTAACCGCTACTTGGTGAATAGAGGAGACAGGTCAGATGCCGCAGTATCCGAATAATGTTCTCGTTAGCACGATGAACGACAGGACGGTTCCGGGGGTGACGGGCGCAACGGTCGTAGCGACCGGTGTGGGACGCATTAACCGCGTCAACGTTGTCGTTGCTGGTAGTGCTGCCGGAGCAGTCTACGACGCCGCCACGGTTCCTGCAGGGACCGCTGCGACTCAGCTTATCTCGCTTCCGAATACTCTGGGTAGCTATCCGATTGACATGCAGTTCACGAACGGTCTTCTCGTTACGCCCGGAGCGGGTCAGACGCTGGCGGTTTCCTGGAGGCGGTGAGCTTCTGTGGATAACAGCGGCATCGCTAGGAGATAGCGCCAATGACCAATCAAATTGTTACAATCAACGTCAGCCAGAATGTCGGCGCGACTCCCAGCACCCTGCAGAGGACGGGCGCGCTGATCAGTATGGGCGGGACGACCAAGACGGCCAGCAGTCTGACACTGGTGACGGGGATGCCTGATGTAACCGCCATCCTGGCGCCAGCATCAAGCGCAACGGATGAACTGAGCGACATGGCAACGACCTTCTTTAGTCAGGGGTCGTCCATTGGGGTTTATATCCTGGAGCTCGGGACCGGGACGCCAGCGGCGGCGATTGGCCTGCTGACGACCTGGCTCAACAATAATCCGCAGCACGTCTACGCTTTTCTGGTTCCGCGGTCCTGGGACAACGATCCGGCGTTTCTGACCCTGATCGCGCAATACGAGTCAACAACGGCGATGACCTACTTCTGGGTGACGACGACCCAGGCAAACTACACTCACTACTTGCCGACGATGAAGGACGTTGTCGCCTGGCTGGAGGCTCCGTCTGGTTTGTTTGCGACCGAATTCAGCGCGGCGGCGGGGTTCTGGATAACGCTGCACTACAAACCTTCATCGACCAACAAGGTGACGCCGTTCTGCTTCAGCTATGTCTCTGGCGTCACGCCATACCCGGTTGTCGGGACAGCACCGTTGCGGTCGCAGCTCAAGGACCACGGCGTCAACATTATCAGCACGGGCAGCGAAGGCGGCATAACAAACGACATGCTGATCTGGGGCAGCAACATGGACGTGCGACCGTTCAACTATTGGTACAGCGTCGATTGGTGCCAGATCAACCTGAAACTCCAGTTGGCGAACTGCATCATTAACGGCAGCAACAATCCGATCAATCCCCTCTACCTTAATCAGGACGGGATCAACCGCCTGGAGGCGGTCGCCGCAAAGGTCATGAACTCCGCTGTCACCTTCGGCCTGGCGTTGGGAACGGTCATCCAGCTTGAACTGGATGGTCCCGATCTGGCCGACTACTTCGACAGTGGCGCCGGAGCGGGACAGATCGTCATCAACGCGGTTCCGTTTGTCGCTTACTACACGGCCAATCCAGGCGACTATAAGATTGGGGTCTATGATGGTTTGAGCGTTACCTATACGCCGTTGCGTGGCTTCGATAATATCACCGTTAACCTGAATGTCAGTGACTTTGTCACCGCATAATGGGAGAGTAAACCATGCCCAACCCGCTGATCGATCAGGGCGTTGTCAATCGCCTTCGCGGTAGCCTTGTCCTGCCTGATAATCCTTCCCTCAACATAACTGCCCCCTATCTTGGCCGTGCCGGGATCAGGTTGGCGCTGCAGGGTCAGGCGACCGTCTATCTGCCGACACTGACCGGCGCTGTCAGGTCGCCGGAGCCCTACATGATGATCCAGCTATCAGCCAACCTGCTTAAGTCGCAACCGTTGTGCGATGCTTACAAACGTCGCATGGAGACTGATAGCGCGCTCGGCAACGGCACTGTCCGAACAGACAGTAGCACCCTGTCGGTCTATGAGTTGATCAACCTGTCGGTTGCCGAGGTGCGAGAGTTAAGCTTCACCGGGGAGGACGCTGACTTTATCATTACGATCATCGGCTACTACTCAACTAATTCCTCTCTGTTTGGGTGATGGTGTGAGCAAACAATTCAACACCCAGATGCCTGAAGACATAGAACCTATTCTGCAATTCTTCGCTTACGACCATCTGCCGCCGCATCTGGCGGCGATCAGTCAACAATTCAGTCTTCTGGCCCAGGCGGTGGTTGATGTTTTGCCGCGCAACCCCGAGCGCACGGTGGCGCTGCGCAAGTTACTGGAAGCGAAGGACGCCGCCGTTCGCGCGCGGCTCTATCAGTAAACTCTGGAAGCAAGGGTTGAAGCGTTATGCGACTAAACGAGCGGCTAAACTTTGTCTTGCCGCTGTATCGCGGGGACGACGATTGCTACGCGTGGGTCCACGCGGCACCGATCAGCCGCGAGGTCTTTGAGTCAAACTACCTGCTGCTATCGAAGACTTTCACGGCTATTCACAGCGAGGGCCTGGGCGAGATCGCCGGTCCCAAGATCGCAAAACTCCTGCTTAATGATGTCGCCAAAAGCATGGACTCCAGCAATCCGGATATCGTAACGCGACCGTTGCTAAACGAAATACGTCGATTGAGCAACGTCATGCTGAAGACCGCCACAGCGTGGGAGACCATGCCGCTGCAGGACGCGATCCAACACAAGCAGCTGGACGAGGAGGACATCGGGGAGGTCGAGAATATCCTGACTTTTTTTACTGTCGTCTTGCATCTCTATCCGAAAAACATGCGTCAGGCCTATCTGGATGGCGCTACGAAAATGTGGGGTGCTCAAATGCTATCATCCAATTCTACGGAGTTTCTCAATTCTTTGCCGACCTCGAGCGAGATCGTCAGCATTGGCGCGAAGGCGATAGCATCGTCGGTGCCATCCTAGACTGGGTCATGAATGACGGCTTCGTTAAATTCTTCGAAGACTACGACCTGGAGTTTGCTTACCAATCGGCGGCTGAATTTAGACAGCGGCATCTGGTCAACGGTCTGGCTAGGCAGATGTCCAGGATCATGGGAGGCTAGACTTGGCGGTTAAGTCTGTCATTGATATTGAAGTCAACGACGCTTCGTTTAAGAAGTTTGTCGAGTCGTTCAAAGACTATCAGGACATGCTTGGCAAGCAGCCGAGGAATTGGCAGGGGTTAAACAGCGGAATCGATAAAGCCGTCGCATCGCTTGACAAGCTGGTCAGCTCGTTTCAAGAGATGGTCGATCTGACGCGGGAGCGTCAGAAGATCGGTGAAAATGTAACAACGCAGACTCGCGGTCAGACAACGCACGTCGAGCGGCAGGCTCAGGTGTGGAAGAACCTGGGACGGACGATCAAGGACGCGGCTGGTCACATCGTTGGCATGACACGGTCGCTGCTGAGCTGGGGAACGCTGACCGGCGTTCTGTCTGGCCTGCTGGGTGCCGGTGGACTGTTTGGCATATCAAGGCTGGCGCAGGCGGCGCAGGGCTACAGGCGGTCCTCTCTTGGCCTGGGCGCTACGGTTGGCGAACAGCGCGCCTTCACGCTTAGTTATGGCCGCATGGTCAACGCGGGGAGTGTCCTGGGAGGCGTCAGCGAGGCGCTGTCTGATCCCAGCAAGCGCGGGACGCTTTATCCGTTCATCAAGGAGCCGGAGCTGAAGGGCAAGGATACCGGCGAAGTCGCGGTCTTGCTGATGCAGCGGATGAAGGAGATGCTGGACAAGACTGATCCAAGCATGATCGGCGCCGTCCATGGCTCCATGAATATGGGGCAGTTCATAACGCCCGAAGAAGCTCGGGCAATGCGAGCAACGCCAAAGGCCGAAACAGACGCTTACGCCAAGCAGTACGAGGCGTTGATCAAGACGCTTGATCTGACCAAGCAGCAACAGAAGGTTTGGTCAGATCTTGCAACCCAACTCAAGATAAGTGGCGAGCAGATAGAGACGCTGTTTGTTAGGAAGCTGACCGGCTGGGCACCGCAGCTTTCGTCGATATCGGACTCGCTTAAAAGCATGTTTGAGACAATGCTCAACAGCAAGGTGTTGGAAGGCTGGATAAAGGACGTGGAGGGTGCGCTCAAGACTCTGGCGCAATACATGAAGACCGACGCTTTCAAGACGGATGTTGAAAATTTCATGAATAAGGTCGGGGAATTCGTTAAGGGTGTGGGAGAAATGATATTGGCCATGGGGCGCTTCGTTACCTGGGTAAGGAGTCTTCCCTTCTTTAAGGAGAAGCTTGAGAACAAGGCCAGTCCCGAGGTATGGCCGGAGGACAAGAGTGACCTGGACAAGGCCAGGGAGAAGCGCGCAGCCGAGATCCAAGAAGACATGAGAAAGCGGGGGTTGAACCCTGATTCCGACACCCCCATAAACGAAAGGGAGCAGGCTCCGTGGAGCCCATTTAACAAAGACGCGACCGGTTTCAAGGAAGGCTTTAAGCAATTTTTCAGGGACCTTTTTCCGCATAATCGAAAGGAGGGCGAGGAGACACCGGAGGGGGAGCGATCCCTCTTCATGGAGCTTATGCGCCTGTTGCTGAAGAAGTCGCGGGACGATGAGAAGACGCCAGCCGTCATGGGGCCATCGACGACCGGTTATCACGTCCAGCCTTTTGGTGATCTGATGCATCAGGTCCGCGCCAACATTTCCGGCGGCGCAGGCGGCGGCGTGGGTGGTTGGCCCGGTGGCGGCGGCGCGCAGGTCACAAACGCCGTCTACCGCCCTCCAGGCGTCAGCAACGGCAGCCTGGCAAACAATGAGGCTGTAACCGAACAGTTTTTTAGGGACAACGGTTTCAGTGATGCCGCGGTCGCCGGTCTTATGGCCAATATCAGTGCTGAGTCTGGCTTTGATCCGCAGCGGGTCAATAAAGTAGGTGGCGATGCCGGTTTGATGCAGTGGCGCGGCGACCGGGCGAAAGAGTTCTTCAGGCAGTATCATCACACAGTTCAGGAAGGAAAGTTGCAGGAGCAACTCGACTATGCGCTATGGGAACTGACGCAGGGGCCGGAGCGCGCGCATGGCGATATCCTGCGCCGCATGACTGATCCTGGCCGCGCTGGTCGTTATGTCTCGACTGACATAGAGCGTCCCCATGATCCCAGTGGCAGGGTGGCTGGCGAACGGGAGGCCGAGGCGGTCAGACGCTATCGGCGCTATAATGTCGGCGGCTTAAAGGTCGAGATACATAATAACACCGGCGGCGCTGCAGCCGTCAAGACAGCGGCGCTGCCGACGTGAGCGGCATCCTTGGTAGCATCGGTAGCAGCGCTTTTAAGCTGGCGTTTGAAATATCGCCAATCGTTTTGGTAGGCGGGATAATCCCAGGCGGCATTCTGCCAATCGTCGCGATCACGCAATCCGCCAGCTTCCTGCAAGGCATCCTGTCTGGTCAAAACCCGCTCGACTTAGACGATCACTTCGCGCACTTTCAACCCGTGCCGGGCGCTGAACTGATCAGCAACCAGATCGGGACTTATCCGTTCGCCAACAGTGCCGTTGCCGCAAACGCGGTCATCAGACAGCCGATTAATTTTTCAATGCTGATGATCGCGCCTGCCAAGGGGGCGTTTGGCTTTGCCACCAAGCTGGCGACGATGATTGCGATGAAGATGGTGCTCAACCAGCATATCAGCAGTGGTGGGACTTTCACGGTCATAACGCCATCGTTCTTTCAGACCAATTGTCTGTTGACCAACGTGCGCGACGTGTCGCCTGGTCAGACCAAGCAGACGCAGATCGAATGGCAGTTTGACTTTACTGCACCGTTGCTGACCATCAACGATGCACAATCGATCATGAGTTCATTGATGAACAAGATATCTGGGGGTTCGCAGATTGACGGCGCGCCAGCCTGGTCCAACGCCAGCAATGTGGTTGGCAATGCCGATGTGGCGATTGCCCCCAGCGTTGTCCCGGCTACGACAGGCCTGCCAGCGGCGACCGTCGCGCCTAACATCCCTGGTCCGATTAATGCTTTTCCTCCACTCGGACCGGGGCTTGGTTGATGGCGACCTTGGTCCCCTTCCTGCCGTCGCCAATCAGCGCTTTCCGCTTTAGCGCGACCTTTGACGACGCGCTCCACGATTGCATTGTGCATTGGAACGTTGTCGGTCAGCGATGGTATCTGACGGTCGTCCGCCAAGACGGCACGCGCATCGTGACCATAGCGCGGGTCGCAAGTCCGGATAATTACGACATCGACCTGATAGCTGGTTACTTCGCTTCGACCATGGTCTTTCGTCAGTCAAGTCAAATGTTTGAGATTAATCCATGAGGTATTACTCAGTAACCATAACCAATCCCAGTACAGGCAAGACTATCCTGCCGTCAAGTCTCAAAGGCAACATCATCTCAAGTTTAGACACCGCAGGCAAGTTTAATCCGCAAGCGCTCAACATTGAATTTGATCTGGCGATGCCAACGTTCAACGCACCTGATCAGGACGGCTGGTTGCGGATATGGGGACTTTCTCTGAAGGACCTTGGCTCCGCCTTTGACCTAAACAGGATGGTGGTCGATCTGAGCGTGGGCATGTCCAAGGGCCTGCCGCTTGCCAAACCAGATCAGCAAGGCCTGATCATGCACGGCATGATCAAGGCGGCATACGGTAACTGGATTGGCGTTGATCAGACGCTGGACATGAATTTTATGGCTGATACCGGCGGGCCGCAGGTAGCGGATAATAAGAACTATCCCTTCGTCTGGCGCAAGGGGGAGGAGTTGTCAACAGCCATAGGGCGGACGCTGGCGACAGCTCTCAAGGGATTTAAGCAGGACATCCGTATCAGTAAGAACCTTGTCTTGGCTTACGACGAAAGCGGCTTTTATCAGTCGGCGCAACAATTCAATGATTACCTGAACGACCGCGCCAAGGCGATCCTAAAGAAAGCCAATTATCAAAGCATAACGATTTCGACGGATGGCTCAACCGTTCACGTCACGGACGGAACGGTTTCGGAGGGGGAGAAGGAGACGACCGAGATAGCGTTCGAGGATTTGATCGGGCAGCCAACCTGGATCGGGACGCTGGAGATCTCCTTCAAGACGGTTCTGCGCGGTGATCTGCATGTTGGTAACTATGTCAGGCTACCAAGGGGACCACGCCAGTTGACGATAGCCAGTAACAGCGGCTTTAGTCAGGAACAAAATCCGGCCAACAAATCAACCTTTGAGGGAAAGTTCTATATAAAGGATGTTCACCACTACGGCAACTTTCGCCAGCCTGACGCCGAAAGTTGGAACACAACAGTCATAGCCGCGCAATCGGAGCCTAAAAATGTCTGACAATACCCAAAAGACGCCGGTTGGGATCAGCCTGAACCGGTTCGCGTCAGGCAAGGCCAAGGACGCCATCCAGAAGCTTGGTAAGTCCCTACCCGCGTCGGTCGTCAGTGTCAGGGGTTCTATTGTGCAAGTTAAGTTCGAGATCGCAAGCAATGTCTTTACACTACCAAACGTGACCATCCCGCTGATTGGAACCGAGTATGTGCGACCTCCTATTCAATCCGGATGCAAGGGTTTTGTCTTGGCCGCTGATGCTTATCTTGGTGGCATGTCGGGTATTGGTGGCGGTGTTGCCGATCTAACGCCGCCTGCCAACCTGACGGCGCTTGTCTTTGCCCCGATAGGGCATAACGGCTGGTCAACGGTTGACGGCAACGCCGTCGTCATCTATGGCCCCAATGGCGTTGTGCTAAGATCGGAGGATGGGCGAACATCCCTGACCCTAACTCCAACCGGCATTCATGTGCAGACCGGTGGTGACTTCACGGTTAACACGATCAGCATCCTGCATCACGTTCACAAAGATGTCCAGCCGGGTGGTAGCTTGTCGGGAGAACCCAAGGCGTGAGGACCTACGGACGGACCTACGACCTGTTCGGCAAGCCGACGTGGCAGGTTGTGCAGACAGACGCCAACGGCGCGGACGACATGGTGTGGGTCACGACGCTCATCCAGACGCTGAAGCTGAATCTAGGGGAGTCACCGTTCTTCGCCAACTATGGCATTCCGGCGCACAGCAGCGTCATGCAACAGATATTCCCCGATTACTACATTGCTTACACGCAACAGCAATACAGTCAATACTTCGCCAGCCTTATCGTCGCGCGGTTGCCGACGGCGACTCCGCAGTATAGTGTCCAGGTCGTCACCCATCAGGGCGTCCAGCTAAACGTCTCCGTTCCAATTCCGGGATAAAACCTTATGGCCCTGCTCCCCGTTGTCCTTGGTCCAGACGGCATGATCCCGGTTCAACCGGCTGACCTGCATCAGCGGCTGTTGGCGGCGGTCGCCTTGCTGGCGCCTGGTTACGAGGGACGCTTGCCTGGTTCGCTGGTTGAAGACATAACCAGCACAGACGTTGGTGCGCTTGTCATCTGCGATCAGGCAAGGGTCGAGGTCATCAACAGCATAACGCCACGCGGCGCCAATGCGTTCCTGCTTAACCAGCTTGGCCACGTCTACGGGGTCATGCCTGGCATCGCGACAAACACAAGTTGCTATGTCGTTTTCAGTGGGCCCGTCGGCTACGTCGTGAGTCGGGGCTTTGTCGTCAGCGACGGGACCAACCAGTTCACTCTGCCGGACGGCGGTATTGTGCAAACCGGGGGGGCGACCCTACCGCTGTTTGCCGTCAGCGCGACCCCCGGTCCCTTTGCCGTCCCGGCGCACACAGTCGTTAATCTTGTGACCAGCGTCCCGACAGCCGTCGCCCTGACAGTCACGAATCCGTTGGACGGCACGCCCGCGACCGATGCCGAGACTGAGACGATCTATCGGGCCAGGGTCCTGACGGCGGGTCTGGCGGCGGCGCAGGGCACACCGCGTTTTCTAAAGACTTTGCTGGGCAACGTGCCTGGAGTTGAGTATCGTCTGATCAGCGTCAGGCAGATCGGAACCGAGTGGGGCGTCATCTGCGGCGGATCAGGCGATCCCTATCAGATCGCCTATGCGATCTTTCAGGCCATCTTTGATACAGCAAACCTTGTCGGTTCAACGATCAATAGCGCGCGCAACGTCATCGTTACGATAAACGACTATCCGGACAGCTACGTGATTCCCTTCATCGTCCCGGTCCTGCAGAAGACGACGATGGCGGCGACGTGGAACACCAACTTTCCCAACTTCGTCAGTCCGGCCGGAGTCGCACAGTTGGCGATTCCCGAGCTGGCCGCATACGTGAACAGTATTCAGGTTGGTCAGCCGATCAACGTCCTTGATCTGGAGGAGACGTTTCGCGCGGCCATCGAGAGCATCCTTCCGCGTCAGTACATCACGCGCCTCGTCTTCAACGTCTTGATAAACGCTATCGCGACGGCGCCACCAACAGGCACGACGATTATAGCCGGGGATCCGGAGGGGTTCTTCTCGATATCGCAAGCAGACATAACGGTCCTGCAGGGTTAGGCGGATGCAGGAGCCACCGTTCCCTCCCCCCGGTCAAACGAGCATCTGCTCGATCATTCCGTCGTACTTGTACGAGCAATACTTTGATGACGAGGACCTCCAGGCGTTCATCACGACCTACAATCAGATGGCCCAGCTGGAGGCCTCCTGGTTCTGCGACATAAACCTACCGATCTATACTCAACCCCAGATAGCCGGTGATCTACTTGACTGGGTGGCGGAGGGAATCTATGGTTTTCCCAGACCGACGCTCTCGTCCGGCGGCATCAACATCGTTGGTCCGCTTAACACCTGGATGCTGAATACCGTCGGCATGACCCTGAACACCTCCATCTTGATCGGCGCTGTCACGTCGTTCGCGACGACAGACGACATCTACAAGCGGTTGCTGACCTTCCTGTTCTACAAAGGCGATGGTTTCCAATACACGATCAGTTGGTTGAAGCGCCGCATGATGCGGTTCCTGACCGGTCCCTTTGGCATCGACCCGCCGATCGCCAACACCGTTCCGATCAGCGTCGTGATAGAGGAGGACGATCACGTCCTGATAACGATCACGGTTGGTGGTGCGATAGCGCAAGACATCGCGGAGATTCTGCAAGCCGCCATGCAATCGGCCTGGCTTGGCATGCCGTTTCAGTATCACTTTACGATCAACTTAGCGTAGGAACCCCGGCTCGTGGTAGAAATCCTGTTTAGGAACAATGCTGGCACGACTCTGGCGCTGCCGGTCAGCAGTAGTCAGACAACCGTGACGCTCGTGGCGGGTTCCGGGGCACTGTTTCCGTCGCCAACAGGGGGCGACTTTTTCACGCTAACCCTAAGCATCGCAAGCGGGGCGCAGCGTGAGATAACCTTCTGCACCGCCAGATCGGGTGACATCTGCACAGTTCTGCGCGGTCAGGAGGGAACGACGGCGCAGGCATGGAACGCTGGGGATCTGGCGCAGAACCTGGCGACGGCCCGCGCGTTCCACGAGCTATACACCGAGCAGGTCGGCGGCGTCCTGTCTGGTCGCCTGCCGAACCCAGGCATGTCGGCTGGATCAGCAGCGGCTAATCTTGGTGCGGCTGGCGGCGACCTGACCGGCACCTATCCAAATCCTTTGTTTAACCTTGGCCTGACGCATGCCTGGACGGTTCGTCAGAGCTTTAATGGCAATCTGCTTGTTCCTAACAATGTCGCCATTTATTCAGCGAATGCCGCGGGAGTGGAACAAGTTCTGATTCAGCGAACCATTAGCGACTCGGTGGATATCGCTGGTGGATCCACAGGTTTTCGTGTTGTTAATCTTGCATATAATCTTGTAAATCTACTTGTTTCTGATGGTGGTGCTCTATATCCTCGTAATGCTATTGTGTTGAATAATAATACGGCTTTGATGGGTAACGATACTTCTGGCAATGCTCATAATCTGATATTTATGGGTGGTGACAACAGAACAAGAGTCATAGGTGGTGCTTCCGGATTAACTCTGGTGAATTTTGCACAAAATACGGATAACGTGACGGTTTCGGACGCTGGTGTGATCAACACTCGCAGCAGTATTTCAGCTGGAGCAAATATGTATGCGGCGACATATATGGCGTGTGGAACATATATGCAGTCAACAACATATATCACAGCTGGAACAGGGATTGACGCCGGAACATATGTCACAGCCAATAACGGCAATGTCACGGCCATTAATGGACGTCTGCGCGCCTCACTTGGAGCTAGTGGTGGGGATGCGCAGACGGCGCCTATTATGGCAGAATTTACGAATTATCTTGGTGGCTTTGGCTATCAGAAGCTACCGACCGGTTGTATTATTCAGTGGGGTAGTGGTGTCACGACCAATGGACAATACGTTGGGTTTCCCATTACTTTCCCTAACTCACTTCTGGCTATTACCATTTGCGAGAATGCCGCGCAGGGTGGTTGGGGAGGTGGCGTCGCGACTCTTCACGCGGTTGGGTATCAGGGTCAGTCCGGTTTCTACCATTACACGCTTTCCTGGAATGGTGTTGGTTGGACCGATGGCGCGACCAGTTACTCGTTCATTGCGGTTGGATACTGACATGCCAAAGTATGCGCTCTACGATCCGACGGTTAGTCCGCCAGCTCCGGTGATGGGCTGGTATGATACCGACGAGCTGACTTATCCCAATCTTCCATCATCTGATCAATTGCTTGAGCTGACTGACGAGGAGTGGGACGCGCACATGGATGGTAGTCTCTGGGCAGTCGAGGCCGATGCGCTGGTTCCATACGATCCGCCGATACCTCCGGCTTTGCAGGCGTCCATGGAATACACGACGCGTGTCAACAATGGAATGACAATTGTCTGCACTTTTAATCCATTGCTTGATGCTGTCTACAGCATGCTGAGCCCTGATTTTATCAAGGCCGGAGCTATTGCGCGCGACGTCGCCGCTGGTCTTGGTTTCCCAGGTGCGCCAATGATCTTTGTGCGGACCATACCAGACGCGCCTGAGCAAGCGGCGGCACCGCCAGTCCCGACCTTTGATTATCCGGATATCGACGGCAATATGCATACTTTCACGACGACTCAGTTCACCGACTTCTACCGCGCGATGCGCGACCTACTGCATGAAATGCAGATACAGACCGACGTCATGGCGGCGGGCGGGACGCCGGTCTGGCCCAGCCAGACCATGGCTATCTAGCCACCTCCTGCATCGGGGCTACGCGACCCCAGGTATGCGAACCGATAGTAGCGTGGAGCCCCCCGGTCGGGCGTCGTGTAGCCCCGACGCAAGGGGCTGCGGTCACAAGGAGAGTATCGTGTCAGCGACAGTGGACCCCTATGACATCGCACCCGGCGAGCTCATCACGTCGGAGGACATTTCCACCATAGACGTGATCGCGCGGGCGGCGCTCCCCCGAGCGGGGGGTGAGGTCTACGGACCCATCTACGGAACCGGCGATGATCCGGTCAGGCTTAACGAGCTGGTTGATAAGCACTACGTTGATCAGAACACGGTCAATTCGTTTAACGGCAGGACCGGGGACGTTGTCCTGGAGGAGGGCGATGTCAGCGAGGTCCTGGTCCTGCCCATCGCGACCACGACCATTCTGGGCGCCATCAAGCCAGATGGCGTGTCGGTATCAGTCACGCCGACGGGCGTTCTCAGCATGAATCCCGCCATCCAGATTCCAGACGCACCAATCGACGTTCACACCTATGGTCGCAAGGACGCGGCCTGGCATCAGGTCATCGCCGCCAGCGGTGATGTTGTAGACGGAGGCAATTTCTGATGGCCGATATCCTTCGGATCAAGCGGCGCGTCAGCGGGGCGATCGGTGCTCCGGCATCGTTGGCGAACGCCGAGCTCTCCTATAACGAGGTCGATCACATTCTCTACTATGGGGAAGGAACTGGTGGCGCCGGGGGGACGGCCTCGGTCATCTCCGCCATCGCTGGTCAGGGGCTTGCCTATACGTCCAATCCAGCCATGAACGGTCCGCCTAACCCCGGCACGCAGGGGTTATGGTCCAAGGGCGATCATGTTCATCCAAGGGACACGAGCAAGGCAGATCTAAACAATCCATCGTTCACAGGGACTGTAACGATCAATGGCCCGATAACCGGCGCGGGGATGGTGGCCTGGTCAGCCTCGCCTGGCCCGATCGGCAGCACCTCCGCGTCGTCTGGGGCGTTCACGACCCTGTCGGCTTCCGGCGCTGTCTCCGGAACAGGCTTCACGAACTATCTTGCCTCTCCTCCACCTATCGGTAGTACTCTGGCATCAACCGGGGCGTTTACCAACTTGTCGGTCACTGGCACGCTGGCTGGTCCCGGGGTCACAGCCGCCCTGGCCGGTTATGCCTTGATCAACAGTCAGGTCTTTACCGGCACGCCGTCCCTACCCACCGGGACGATTGGCGTTACACAGGCAAACACCGTTAATAACACGACGTTGGCGACAACCGCTTACGTCAGATCGGTTCGCCTTGATCAGTTATCGCAGCCAACCGCTGCCGTTACGTTCAACAGTCAGTTTATCACCAATCTTCAGGATCCCCTGAACGACCAGGACGCGGCGACGAAGAAGTATGTTGACCAGAACGCCGCGGGTCTGAAGACCAAGGTCGCCGTCGCGGTCGCGACGACCGCCAACCTGTCCACCTTCACCTATCCAACGACTCAGCCCGTGATCGACGGCTATCAGGTCGCGGTCAATGATCGCATTTTGATAAAGGACCAGGCATCACAGCAGAACAACGGCATCTACGTCGCGGTTGCTGGCACGTGGGCGCGCTCGCTTGATATGGACACCTGGGCGGAGGTCCCGCAGGCCTACGTCTTTGTCGTTAATGGCGCGGTCAATTCCTCGAGCGCGTGGGTCTGTAACTCCGCTGTCGGTGGAACGCTTGGTTCGACCGCCATCACTTGGGTGCAGTTTAGTCAGCAGGCCTCGGTGACCGCTGGCGCCGGTCTGACCAGAACCGGCAATCAGTTTGACGTGATCGGAACGACGGCGCGCATTGCTGTGTTTGCCGACAGCATCGATATCGACAGCAACTACGTCGGCCAGGCGTCTATCACGACGCTAGGCGCCATCACGACGGGGACGTGGAACGGTAGCACGATCGCCATTGCCCGAGGCGGGACGGGGTCAACAGCCATCGCCAGCGGCTACGTGCTTTCCAACGGGGCGGCGCTCGTTTCGCAGACAACCATCCCCAACACGGTGATCACCGGCCTCGGCACGATGTCAACGCAGAACGCCAGCAATGTTGTGATAACTGGGGGGACCATAGGGACGGGCGGCATCAGCACTCCCGGCATAACGATAGACCTTGGGACATTCTGAATGGTTGACGTCCTACGAGTCAGGAGAAGAGCCGCCGGAGGTGCGGCCGGGTCGCCGACATCGTTGGCGGCGTCCGAGATCGCGTTCAACGAGGCAGACAATACGCTCTACTACGGACGCGGCAACAACGGTGCCAATCAGGCGCAGACCATAATCCCGATCGCTGGTCCAGGCTCCTTTTTGCCTTTATCAGGTGGACAACTGAGCAACGGTCTGGGCTTCGGTGCCGCGACAGCGGCCAGCAACGTCGATCTCACGCGGCACGTCAACCTGTTCGATGGTGGCGGGGCCAATCGCTTTGGCTTCAACGTCTCCTATGACGGCGTCAACGCGCACCTTAACTATGTCGTGACAGAGACAAGTCACAGTTATCACACCTTCGTTGTCGGTGCCGCTAACATCACGACGATAGGTCCGGCCGGTTTGGCCATGGTTGGCGCGACTGACATCACGCTTACGCGTGATCCGCAGACGGCGCTGCACGCTGTCTGGCGGCAGTATCTCGACAACAACTACAGCAACAACACGCAGGGCGATGTGCGCTGGGTGAACGTCGGCGGCGACGAGATGACCGGACAACTCGTTGTCAGCAACACGCTGTTTGCCAATGGCAACTTTTTATTCAACTTCCGCAACAGCGGCAACCCGTGGCCTGTCGGCGGGTATGGCGCTTTGGGATGGAACGTCAACGGCGCGTGGGGTGAGGTTGATTTTGTCAACGCTTGTTCATGGGCACCCGCTGGTTTTGATTGGCTACAGGTTACCGGCGACGGAACCTGGAAATCGTTGATGAGCATTCGCAACGACGCCATCTTGCGTCTTTACGGAACTGGCATTGGCTACAATGGTCTACCAAGCGGCGGTAATGCCGTGGGTTACACATGGGACGGAGGTTGGGTCACCGCCTATGTCGATGGCAGCTTGATTGGCAAGCTGACTACATCGGATTTTATATCAAGCAACTACGCGCCAATCGTGAGTGGCGGCTACCTCGCGCTCTCCGGCGGCTATATGACCGGCGTTATCAACTTCAACAACAGCGGAAACAATAACTACATAGGTCAGGGTAACGATGGTGTCGGCGCGGTCAACAACAACATCAAGATATCGTCGTGGTGGGGTGTTGGCTTTTACAATAACGTCGGCGCTGGTAGCGTGCCCGCCGGTCAGGCTGGTATCTATTTCGATTGCCGAAATGGTGTTGGATACTTCACCGGGCTTAATGTTACCGGCGACGCCGTCACGCATAATATCTATCACGATGGCAGCGTCGGGATTATGTATCGCGGCGTTGGCGGTGCCAACTGGTACGGGTTTAAGTATGATAACGCCGATGGTACGCATGTCATTATCGATGCGACGGATCACGGGGCGCTCGCTTTTCGAAGCTGGGTAAGCGCGAATTATGCGCCGATAACCAGTGGAAGTTATGTCGCCAAGGGCGGCGATGTCATGACCGGTCGGCTTACGATCAATGCTGCTACACCGCCATGGGGCGCGTTTAATTTCGGATCACAGTTGGTCATCACCGGACCTCAGAACAATTCCATTGCGATCTTTGATAATTCAAATGCCAACGGTATCGGGATAACCAATGCAGCGGGGACTTTGGTGATTGCTGGAATGCCAGCGTTAACTGACAGTGCTACGGCTCCGGTTGATCGTTTTAGATTGACGGCATCGCTGGCAACGTTCAGCACGCCAGTTCAGATAAACTACACACCAACCGATACGACCGCGCAACTCTGGCTGCGTCCTACAGGCGGCTTTCTCGGTAAAAGCATCATCCGTTTTGGCGGAACATTCGCCCCTGAGACAGGCGATGGTGGTCCACGATATGTCGCTTCAATTCGTGCCGGGTTTGCCAGCAACGCATGGGGTTATGAGAACCTAGATATTTGGCTGAGCAACACAGCCAACGATGCGAACTCAGACGCCGGTCAGGCTCGCGCCGTGCGCTTCACGCTGGGCCAGACAACGATAGACACGCCGGTCACCATCAACCGAAATCTGGCGGTTTTGGCTACGTCTGGCAACGACCCGATGTATATCCGTGTCCCAAACGGACAATGGGCGCGCTATTTTAGTGAAGTTCAGGGAACGCGAACCTGGGCGGCTGGCACACGCAACGATGGCGTCTATGTAATCAGCGATGAGAACGCGCCAGCGATCCGTTTTCATATCGACCTGTCCGGCAACGCGGCTTTCTATCAAGGTTTGTCTGTAACAAACAGTCTGAACGTGACCGGCGGCATAAATCTCGTCAATGCTGCGTCGACCAACCCGCAGGATATGTCGCGCGGCATCACGTTCTGGGGGGCACCTACCAGCGGCTATGGACTTGTCGTTACCGACAGCACGATGAACTACAACGTGTTTTTATCCAATAATAAACATGATTTCTATGCTGCTGGCAACTTGTTGTTTCGCATACAAGGTGGCGACTGGGTCACCTCCAATTTGCCAATGAGAACCACCAGCAGCATGGAGGTGCAAGGCAACGCAGACGTATGGGGCTATTTTCGCGCGGGCGGCAATCACACAGCCGCTCTCGCCGCCGCCGCGAATAACTGGGGCGGTCTGATCACGAATAACATCACGCAGGGTCAGGGAGAAACGGACTTCGTCAATTTTTGGTACCCCTACGGCGGGTTCCGCTGGTATCAGAAAGACACCGCTGGCGCCACGACGCTCAGAACCCTCATGCAATTGCAACCGAACGGTAATCTGGGACTTGGGGGCGCTGGAATTTACTACACTGTCGCGACCGGCGGCAACGCGATTGGTTTTGGTTTCGCATCTGACGGAACGGCCAATCGCGTCAAGCTGTACGTGGACAACACCGACCAGGGTTTCCTGGCCACGACCGCGTTCACGGATGGCGCTTATCTTAAACTCACGGGTGGTTCCGTAACCGGTCACACTGACTTCTCACCTGACGTTAACTTCATAAACGGCAGTTCGGTTCTCAATATCAATGCCAGTTTCGCGGGCGGTTGGAACGGAATTGTTACAACTGGCGATGCCACCATCTTTGAACGGCGAGATGCACCAGATACAGGCGCGCTCACGCTCATGACGTGGAGCAGTTCACCGTTAGGCATTCGCATCGATGGCGCGGCGCATACCATCCGCATGGATGCGGTCAGTGGCGTCAATGTCAATGCGCCAGTGAAGATCGTGAAGGCCGGGGATGGGTTCCCGCTGATCGTCAGTGGAAACACACGGGGCGTGCGCTTTCTGGTTGACGCGACTCAGATGAACATAGAGGGGGTGGATCAAACCGGGATCACGACATATCAGCCGCTGGGCCTGGGAGGGTCGAGGATCAATCTTAACGCGGTCGTCTACGGGTTGAACGCGGGCGACCGTGCGACATTCCAGACCGGCATCTATATGAACAACAACGTGGCGTCGGGGCCAACCGATCTGTCACACGGCATCGACATGTATGGCGGCGGCTACGGTTTCTCCATCACGGGCGGCACGCTGAACATCGTCGCGGGCGGCGCGACGAACTTTTATCCGAATGGTGCCTTTGTCTCTTGGATCAACAACGCTGGCATGGGCTTCGTAACTGGAAAAGTCCTTACGCTGGGTCGCGATCCGATCGACCCGATGGAAGCCGTGACGAGACAGTTCTTCGATTATCGTCAGTTATATTACAACGTTAAACACTATGGAGCCGTCGACCGGGTCGAGACCGGCAACGCGACAAACGACAATGCGACCGCGGTCCAGAATACAGATGCGATCAATAGTACCGTTACCGCTGTGCGAAACGCGGGCGGCGGCACGGTGTTCTTTCCCGCTGGCACGTATCTCACAAGCGGCACGATTGCTCTTTATCCTGGCGTGTCGGTCATGGGTGTCGGGACAGCATCGATCATCAAACCGCGCACGTCCATGTGGACGTTTGCGTATTTGTTCGGGGCAGACACCGATGTGAGTGCCAGCGTAAGCAATCTCAAAATTGCTCCGGCTGCTGGGATGTGCGTTGGCGTTATTGGTCAGTTTGCCAACCTTCTGAAAATTCACGACGTTACGTTCGAGGGCACGAATAGTTACTCGATCTATTTGGATCGTTGCGGCAACTACGTCATCGAGGATTGCTTCGTTACATCGAGCCTGAGTTTTCCTGGTGGAAGCGTGACGTGCTGGGACTCTACCGGCGGTAATCACGGTGGAGGCGGCACGATCACGCGCGTCAGGTTCGTCCCGATGTCTGGTGCTCCGCATGGTGATTCTCCCTTTGGTCACAATGGTGCCTGCATCTATTTAGATGGGCAAGCCACCACCAATATAACTGAATGTTTTCTTATGTGGGGTGCTTATGGCGCTGGACCGATCACGTTTATCCTCCTGCAGGGAAACTGTCAGGGAAACATACTTCGGGATAATCTGTGTCTCGGTGTTTATTTCGGGATTCTCATTCAGCCGGGTGGTCCCAGCGGTATGATGCCGTCCTACATTTCAATGATCGATAATACGATAGACTCTTACGGTGGCATTGGGATTTTTATCGCTGCGAGCACAACTCAGAGTGGCAGAGACATGGTCATTCGCGGAGGCGCGATCACTCAGCCTGGAAGGCTGTGCACCTCGGTATCTCTTGGCAATCAGGGTTCTGGCTATTGGGTTGGTGATCTTCTGACCGGGCCAAATCCGCCATTCGAGGAGGAGGGGTCGGCGGTCATCATTCAGGTAACGACGATAGGAGGTAGCGGCAACGTCACGGGCACCTCCATATATAACCAGGGTCTGTGTCAGACTTTCCCGACAACGGTGCCGGTCGCTTATACCGGTGGACACGGATCAGGCGCGACGTTCTATCCGAACTACTCGGATGCTGGTGTCGGCGTCTGGATGAGAAATACGAACCGCTTTAATATCAGTGATGTCTATATGGAGACTTACGCTGGTCACCAACTTGGCTACGGATTTTTTCTGCAGAACTCCACCAACGGCAACATGAGTCGTAATCAGGTCTATGACCATTATGACGCGATATGGATGTATGACAACAACGTCTATAATATCATATTTTCGCAGAACATACTGGTCGGTAATGCTCACGTTGATTTCGGCGGGTCAGTTCCGCAGTACTCCGTTGTTCAGGATAACATCGGTGTTCCGTGGCTTTCCGGCACACCTGCGCTACCCGCGACCGGCGCTTTCGCCGTCAACACCATGCCATACTCGCAACAGGTTTTCATCACGGGCGGCGTTATGTTTGGGATAGCCATCAGGTTCGGGGCACCTCCCGGCATCGGCATCCAACCGGCGGTCGGCGGTCAGTGGAACGAACCGATCATACTCACGCTGAGACCTGGTAACAGCATAGCGGTGTCTTACACGACGGCTCCAACGTGGACCTGGATACCGATGCTGTGAGTAACGCGAGAGGACATACGATGAATAATGAAGAGATCGTCAGGCGACCGCGACCGGCGCGTCCGCCGCATCCCGTGGCTCCGATACCGATAAATCTGCCGCTGCCATCGACGCAATTGCCATCGTCGTCAGGCACGGCATCCATCGTGCATCCGACGTGGACACCACCGCCGATCCCAGACAGACCCCCGATAACAAGTGAAAAGGAGTAACCCGCATGGCCGCGCTCATCATCCCGAACAGCACGACCTTTGGTCAGATGACCAACAGCGTTGTAAGCCGCCTGGCTGGCCTTAACACGACTGTGCTGCGGCTCAGCGAGGCGGTGTCAACCGCGTCCGCCGGTTTCACTGGAACAGCTGGAACCGAGTTCGAGAGTCCGTCCGGCAGTATGGGAATGCCGTATCCGTCTGGTAATAATTTCGGCGTGCAACCTGACAGCACAACGCCCGGTGCGAACGGCACGGCATATGCCGATGCGGTCACCGCGCTTGCCGCGCAGTGGGCGACCTTCTGGGCGGCGGCGGCACCACTGATCAAGTCACTTGATAACGGTCAGGCAGCAATGTAATCAGGGTGGTCGTCATGACGGTTCCCTACATCGCGAAGGCGACTCCTCTAACACCCATGTGGTGGCCAGCCAAGGAAGCGGGGGAGTCGCGGCAGTACGCGCTGGACGTCTCCGAGGTAGTGACAGAGCAGATCTACTCGGTGGGGGTTGGATCAGCGCCGTCCGGACCGGGGGAGCTTGATCTGTCCAACTTCGACGGCTACGGCGCGGTGTTTTATCTGCGAACAAGCGGTGGTCAGCCGACGCGCATCTACCAGATAAGGTTCACCGTTCAGCTCGTGGACGGCCAGATCCTACGGTTCATCGTACATCAGGCCATACCCCCCGGACTGCCCGGCTACCCGATTCCGGAACCGCCCAGCACTAGCTTCGAGGAGCTTCCGCTGCCCAACTTTGGTCGATACGACTTGTCGAACTACGACAGCGGCTATGTGTATGCCGGAAGGATCATCAGTCCATGACACCCGGAAGCTTTAATCTAAAGCTCTATCGTGGGGACAGTTACACCTGGCGCTTCGTGATGTGGTCGGACACGGCCAAGACGATACCGGCCGACCTGGTGGGTGTCGTTCCGAGGGCCGAGATCAGGGACAAGCCGGGGGGCGCGCTGGTGGTTCCATTGGTGTGCACCGTGGAACCGCCTAATACGGTGCTCGCGATACTTTCGGCCGCAGCGAGCTCTACGCTCCCCTTGCAGGGCTCCTGGGATCTGCAACTGACATACCCCGACGGGGAGGTCGCGACGGTCGTAGCGGGGTCCGTGGGCGTCACTGCGGACGTGACGAACAGTAGTCAGCATATCAGCTCCGTCACTCGAAGCGGTCCGACGCCGCTTCGTGCGCGAGGATAGGGCCGTGGACGACGTCGTTCTGGTTGAAATATCGTCCACGGCCGACGTGACGAGTATCGACGCCGTCTCGACCGGCGGAACGGTTTTCGTGGATATTGCTCAGTTGCGGATTGGCGTTGTGGACGTCGTTGTGCCGGAGTCAGGCGTTGTTATCGTCGACGTCGTCGAGTTCGGTGGTCCGCCAATCGGCTATCCCCAGCTTCCCGTCGAGCTTAGGCAATTGCCGATCAGCTTTCCCTTTGGCGGTCAGGTTGCGGCTGGTCAGATGGTCAATGTCCCGATGGGTTTTGCCGTGACAATTCCGGACGGTTTGCAGGGTGTCAGGACGTTTGCGGGGACGCCGCCCACGGCTGACGCGGTCTTTGCCTTGAACCGCCTGACGGGTCCCGCAAGCGTCCCGCTGGGCATGATAACGCTGACCGCAGCCAGTCAGACAGACAACCGGTTGGCAGGCGGCGGGCTGGCGTTGGCGGCTGGCGATGTCTTGCAGATCGTTGGCCCCGCTCCGCCCGACTCGACGCTATCCGATGTCGGAATCACAATCATGGCAAATCGCGTGTAGAGGAGAACAGACAATGGCGATTCAGTACAGTGGTCTGCTGCAAGGCGGACAGTTGGGGGTGATCAACACGCAAATGGGAGCGTCCGCTGGCACCATAATCATCTATAACACCGGGGCAGTGGCGCATGCTGATACCGTGACCGGTCCGACTGGACCGCTGGTCACGATCACGGTGCCTGGAACGCCGATGACGATCACCAACGGCACAACGACCGCGGCAGCGGTCGCCAATCAGACAACGACTCCCTGGACCGGCGTTGCCTCCGGCACCGGCGTCGCATTGTCTTGGCGCATGTTCAACAACGGCGGGACCTGCGTCATTCAGGGTAACATGAGTGATCTTGTGCTAAACAACACCAGCATCAATTCAGGTCAGACAGTGACCGTTACGCAGTTCCAGATCACCGCCGGGAACTGGTAGTGACCGAGTTCGTCTCCGGCAACATCTTTATTCGCAAGATGTTTGAGTTCGTCGATGCCGGGACGGTCAATCCACCGCACGCGCATAACTTTGACCACACGACGTTCGTGTTCACGGGAGCCGTGCATGTCAAAGCAGAGACACCTGATGGTCGAAAAATAGAGCACGATTTTCATGCGCCAACCAGCTTCCTTGTGAAGGCCAATGTCTTACATGAAATAACGGCGTTGGAGAACGGTACGACGGTTTGGTGCGTCTATAGTCATCGAACGCCACAAGGCGACATTACGCAGGAATGGACAGGTTGGGAACAAGGGACCTGGTGATGGCGGAACTCCTTGTATTCGCGACCGACACGACCGGCGATGATGTTTATAAAAACGCCAAGCTGCCCAAGATCGGTCATGTGATTCATGTCGCCGAGGACGGTTGGAACTGGGGGCTGGAGGAACTGTCCAACGTGGCGTTCCGGATCGTCAAGGTGCCCGGTGCGACAGTTGAGACGTTTCAGCATCTGTTGTCGTGGGAGCAACCGACCGTGCCGCTGCCGCCGAACGAGAGTGCGGCGTCACTGACAAACACACTGCAACACCGGGGCTTTCGCATCGATCCCGCGCTCCTCCCACCGGTCGCGCGAACCTCCTTTACCGAGGGTGAAAGGCCGAGTGAGTTTGTTGAACTGGAGGAGACAATCGTGCTCGATGCCGTGGCGGTCAATCCGCCAATAGACGATCCCGCCGTGATCGGCTGACATGCCAACCGCCGTCGTTAAAACAATCGGAAGCGCAGGAGGGCGTGATTACAGCACGATCTCCGCGTGGATAGCGGGGCTCTCGACGTTCGCGCCGACCGGGAGTCTGGTCACCGCCGACATCACTTACGAAGGACAGTGCTACAACGACGGTCAGTTCTACGAGACAAATTGCACACTTGCCGGACATACGACTGACGCTACGCACACGATCACGCTGACGGCGGCGTCGGGAGAATCGTTCCAGGACAATGCTGGTGCTCAGACCAACGCTCTGCGATCCGACCGGACCAATGGTGTCGAGGTTATCAACAGCGGCGGATACACAAGCTGGTATATTTTCAATTGGTCTGACACGAACGTAACGATTTCCAGACTGCAAATTCGCAGCGTGGGTCCGACACGAGGAGTTAACCTCGGCTCCAACGGAGTATCCTGTCGGAATTGCATCATCGAGGCGCCTACGTTCCCGGCGGTAAACGGCAACTACTATAATTGTTCGCTTGTTGTGTATACGAACTTTCCCGCGCTGGCGGGATCGTCCCCCAGCACGGTTGTCAATTGCACCCTGGTAAAGTCTACTGACTCGGTCTCGTCGACCACCGCGCTGACGACCGGATACGGCGCGGCCTACGTCATGAAAAATTGCGCGGTCTTCGGTTTCGCCAGCATTGTCGGCGGTGCGTCGGTAACCGCCGCCAACTGCATGACCGACTGCGCCAGCGCGCCAACCGGCTTCGCGACGAGCAAGACCTACGCCAGCCAGTTCGTCGATACCGGCACGACGCTGGCCAATCGCGACTATCGCGCGAAGACCGGCGCCGATCTGCTCGACGCGGGCGCGACCTATACGACGGATATTCCAGCCGCTGACGACATCGTGAAGACCGCGCGTCCGCAAGGCGCGGCCTGGGACATCGGTTGCTGGGAGCTCGCACCGACTGGCCCGCCGCCGACGTATCCGACGCTCACCAGCACGCTTGCAAGCATTGCGCAACCTGATGCGTTAACAACCGGTCGTGGAATCGTTGCTAATCCAGCGACAGCACAGACATTTTACGTGTTGGCAACGAATGCCGTTACACCGAATTTCTTTGGCAACATGCAACAAGGCGGGTCAGCGCCAACCGCCGCTAACAGTGCCTTCGGTTGGGTGCCTTCGACAGCGAATCTATCTAGTCCATACTATCGTGGTCGTCTTGGCGCTGTTGGCACAACAGCAACCGGTCAATCGGCAAGCTATAATGCATCAACCAGTGGACCGACGGCGGGCACAGGGACGGCGGCGACGACGGCGGGCGACAGTTTCGTTGCTGGTCCACTTACCGGCACGTTCTCGTCGGGGGTTTGGAACTATACTCTCAACCTGCGCGCCTCCATCGCTGGTGCGGTCGGACACGTCAACGTACGCACCTGGAGATCAGTCAACGCCAATGGCGCCAGCGCCACGCAAATCATAGCAAACACAGCTGGCGCGATTGTCACGCTGAGCACGACGGCAGACGTCAACAGCGGCATAACATACAATCCTGGCGCGCTCACGTTTAATAACGAATATTTGTTTTTCCAAACCGAGTGGCAGGAAACCACCAAGGGCACGACGACAAATAACAATGTGTTGTTCCGCGCTGGAACAACATCGATCACAACGGCACCATTCGCAGCCGCTGTTGGCATCGGTCCCTCCGCTGGCGCGCTGGCGTCGATTGAACGGCCGGACACACAGGTCGCAACTGGCACGGTCGCTGATCCCTTGCCGCTGCTCACGGCAACGCTGGCGGTCACGGAACTGCCTGATGCGCTCGCTGGTTTTGGAACTGTCGGAACCGCGCTGCCGACGATCACCGGCACACTGGCGGTTACGCAAGCCGATCAGGGACTGGTGGCGACCGGTCGGGTCGGTAGTTACCTCGTCTCGTCGTTCACCATCACCTCTTCACAGAATGACTTCGACGGTCTTGTCGGATGCATGTTCCAACTGACAGCCAACCAGACGTTTGATAATGTTGGGTTGCTGTGGCGATCCTGGAATTTTGGCACCATTAATTTCGCGTATGGCACATGGGGCGGCGGCAGTCTTACGATCCTGAATGAAACCGCCGTTGATATGAGCAGCGGCGTCAATGGTAGATTCAATTATAAACCGGTCGCTCCATTCACGCTGACGGCGGGCGTGCAGTACTTCATCGCCAGACGCGTTGTGAATGGCGATGGCAATTCATCAAACCATGGTCCCGTCACGCTGAACAACGCGACCGGAGTCAACGGTGTCTACAGCGTAGGGACTTCGCTCGCCGGAACGATTTTCGCCGCGGACACGATGTTTGGTGCCGAGGACCTGGCGCTCTTCGGCGCGGCCCCAACAACGATAACCGGCACGCTCAACGTAACTCAGGCGAGCCAGACCATATCGGCGCAGGGGCGCGTCCTTGTCACCGGCACGCTGGCGGTCGCGCAACAGGCGCAGACGATCAGCGCGCAGGCAGCGGTCAGGGTTGATGCAATCCTCTCGCAGGCGCAGGCAGCGCAGGCGTTGGCTGGTCAGGGTCGCGTCGCAATCGCGGCCACGCTCAGCCAGGCGCAAGCACCGCAGACCATCAGCGCCATTGGCCAGATCTCGCTGGCTGCCGCGTTGGCGACTACGCAGCAACCGCAGACGATCAGCGCGCAGGCCGCTGTCAGGATAACCGCGACTCTTGCCCAGACCCAGCAACCGCAGACACTGGCGGCAACTGGTCTGGTTCCGGCGTTCGGGACGCTCGTCCAGACCCAGCAACCGCAGACGCTGCTCGGGGCTGGCTCGGTCGTCAGTCCAGGCGCGGCGACAGGCACACTCGCCGTCACGCAAGCCCCGCAGACACTGCTTGCGACGGGTCAGACGACCATCGCGGGCGCGCTGACGTCCACAGGGGCCGCACAGACCCTGGCAGGTCTGGGTGGGGTATCCGTATCGGCGGGTCTGGTCACGACGCAAGCGGGGCACGCAAGCGCCGCGCAGGGCCGAGTCTCCATTGGCGCGACGCTGGCGCAGACGCAGGCCGATCAGACCATCATCGCCAGCGCGGCGGTCAGGATATCCGCGACGCTGGCGCAGGCGCAGCAACCCCAGACACTGCTCGCGCGCGGCACGGTCCCTGGCGTGGCCACGCTTCGCGTCACGCAAGACCCACAGACGCTATCCGGCTTCGCAATCGTCGCGACCGGCATAGCCGCCAGCCTGACCGTCACGCAAGCGCCGCAAACGTTGAACGCACAAGGTGCGGTGCGTATTGGTGCGATTCTAAACGTTTCACAATCAAATCAGGCATTCCTTGGGTCCGGCGGTTCGATCGTTACCGGCGCGGCGGCGCAGACGCAGCAGCCGCAGACGATCAGCGCGCAGGGTCGCGTCCGCTTGTCGGCTCTGCTTGCGGTTGTGCAAGATTCTCAGATCGTGCTGGCAAGAGGGGATGTCCGCATAGATGGTGGACTGGCAGCGACACAGGCCGGTCAATCATTGGTTTCGCGCGCGCACGTAGGATCATCCTATGCCGCTCGCGTTATGGTAATGGCTTAACAAGGAGAATGACAATGCTACAGGCACAGGACAAAGTCTCGATCACTCTCGAAGTGCAGTACTGGAACGCGGTGCTGGAGGCTCTGAATAGCGCACCATATCGCGTCGCCGCACCGATCATTGGTGAGCTCGTGAGGCAGTACAACGAAGCCAATGCCGCCAGCGAGCAGCCGCCGGGATCAGTTCCGCAGTTAAGGAACGGCAACGGCAAGGATGCGCCGATCGTGCTGGATAACTGAGCCGATGCCAAACAGCATGGTGATCGATCTGTCGCATTGGAACGAGGTGACGGACTGGCACGCCGTCGCGCGGAGCGGCGTCCTAGGTGTTGTTCACAAATTCAGCGAGGGGACGAGCTACCGGGATCCGATGTACGAGAAGGCGCGGGCGGGCGCGAAGTCGGCGGGTCTCCTGTTCGGACGCTACCACTTCGCCAACGGCAACGATGTCAAGGCACAGGTCAAGAACTTTATGGTCGGAGCGGCACCAGACGAGTTGCTGGCGCTCGATTGGGAGGACACCTCGCCAAGGATGTCCCTGTCGCAAGCCGTCGCGTTTGTGCAAGAGGTGCAGCAACTGACCGGTAGCTGGCCCGTCGTCTACAGCGGCAACACCGCCAAGGAGGCGCTTGGCAGCACACCAAACCCGGTCCTGGCCAAGTGCCGCCTATGGCTGGCGCAGTACAGCAGCAAGCCGGTCACGCCCCCCGGCTGGGCCATCCCCTGGCTGTGGCAGTGGACCGACGCGGGGACGATCGCGGGCATCGTCGGCGGCGTTGATCTTGACGCCTACGGCGCGACGGCTGACCGGCTGGCTGACGAATGGGCTGATGGCAGGGCGCAACCTGAAATCGAGCCTGAGCCGCCTGACCCAGGCCGCGATCCGTCCGACGTTGTGACGCTGACAGTGACCATTCCGGCAGGCAGCAGAGTCGTTGTAAGGACGACAGGCGACAACGACAACATCGTCATGAACGACAGTTGCTGAAATGCCTGATCCAGCTGCCGCGGCGGGAATCCTGGATCGGGTCCTGAAGTTCATCGACGCGCCGTGGAAAGCGCTGGTCGTCTTTGGCCTGATCCTGACGCTTGGCGGTGGCTGGGTGCTTTACGAGAAACGCAACGAATTATTCGAGGCGTGGCTGACGCCTGATCAGCCGCAACTGAAAACCGGCGACGTGCCGGAGGCGCTGACTAAACTCGCCAGCGAAACGAATGCCGACATGGTGCAGATATGGGCGGTTGATCTTGCGTCGAACTCGCAGTGGTTCCTTGGCGCCAGACGCCACGACGGCGAGCGGCCAGTGGTGCCGTCACCCAGGCGTCTGCCGATCATCGACCAGACATCGGATGTGAAACGGCTTGTCGATGTGCTGGAAGGCCATCCGATCTGTGTTGACCTGCATCGGGACGGCACGCCGGTCGCGCGACGATTGGCGGAACGGGGAATGAAGCGCGGCTGTGCCGTCCCGATACCGCCTAACCCTGAAAGTTTTGTCGGCGTGATCTACCTCGTCTGGTCGGAGGCGACCGATGCCAGCAATGAAAATGTCGCCGTCGGGGCAGCCAGGGAGATCGCGAAGCGGTTGGCGACGCATTAGCAAACCGGTCGGACCGGTTCGCAGGGCCCAGGACGGCGTCGTGCCCGGACAACCCCCGTAGAGACCGCCCTGGGGATGCTGTGCGACCGGGGGAACCCGCCCCGATAGTAGCCCCGACCCCGGTTCCGGGGGTCGTGTGGACCCGATGCAGGAGGCGCGGCGGGGTCACTTGAGGTACCGCAGCCAGTCCCTGACACCATCGCCGTTCACGGCATCCGCGATCGTCTTCTTGCCTCGCAGGTTCTCCACGATGCGCTCCTCCACGGTCCGGGGGGTGATCATGTCGACGTAGAGGACCGGGCGGGTCTGTCCGTCGCGGTGGGCGCGGTCCTCCGACTGCAGCCGATGCTCCAGATTAAAGTCGTTGCTGTAGTAGACGACGTTGGCGGAGGCGGTCAGGGTGATCCCCATCCCCCCGGTCGCAGCGGTTCCAACGAAGCAGTGAGCATCGCCTTCCTGGAAGTCCACCTTCGCTGCGGCTCTCTGATCGGCACTACAGAGGCCGTCGTAGCGGACCGACCTACGGGTGGGGAACCGCCGCTCCAGCTCCTGCAGCACGAGCGTGACGTCTCTGCGGAAGGCGCACCAGACGATCACCTTGTCCCCCATCTCTTCAACGAGGTCCCCGAGCACCCTCGGACGGTTGGTCGGGATACCGTGGACGTCTCCGTTCTCGTCCACGAGGTGCCCGAGTATTATCTGGTGAAGCTTTAGCAGCCGATCCATGGCGTTCTTGGAGGAGCTCCACAGGCCGTTCTCAAGCTCCGCCGAGGCTAGCCTCGCCATTTCTCCGTAGAGCCGCGCCTGCTCGGGCGTGAGCTCCACCTCCTGCTGACGATACGTCTTCGGGGGAAGGTCCAGGCACTCCTCCTTCAGGACGCGGTAGGAGTGCCGCGCCAGCCGCCGCTCGAGAACGTCCAGGTTCCGAGCACCAACGACCTTGAACACGTACTTGGATCGGGCGGGCGCTCCGTTGGCCGTCGGTTTCCCCATGCCGATTCGGACCTGCTCCAGCTCGCAGAACCGTGCCCGGAATCCGTAGTAGTTCTCGGCAAACTCCTCGTGCACGCCGAGGAACTTCATCTGCGACCAGAGGTCCAGCGGGCTCTTCGTGACCGGTGAACCGGTCATTATCCGGCGCACGACGCAGAGCTTCCCGAGCCGTATCGCTGCCTTGGTCCGGATGGAGCCCTCGTCCTTGATCTTGGTGGACTCGTCGACGACGAAGACGGTCCGGCCACCCCTCACGAAGTTCTCCGCCACCGTCATGGCGTCCCTCGACATGCTGAGCGCTTCGATGTTCATCGTCAGTATGCGGAGCGCGGGCGGATCGTCCAGCAGGTACCGCAGGGCATCCGTCTCCGCCTTTCTCCTTCCACCCCTCCACATGTGCGACTTGACGGGTAGGTCCGGGGGGAGGTTCTCGGGGAGGTGCTTCTCCGTCCAGTCTCCGTATGATCCTGCTCCAGAAACCACTAGGACACGGTCAATCTTCTTTTCGAGGTAGAGCTGGACGAACTCGTCACATGCTATCTTACTCTTTCCACCCCCCATGTCAATCAAGAAGGCAAATGCAACTCTATTGCGAGCAAGCCTGAGGGCTTCCCACTGATGGTTTCGTGGTTCTCGGGTTGGTGTAAATAGAAGAGGAACCTTCATTTCGTCCTTCCGAATTCACCATGATATTTCCTGGAGGCCTCGGCGTAGACGGCAGCAGCCTCCTCCACTGTCTTGTGTCTTCCTAGATACGTCATCTTTCCCTTCCCGCCTTCGGGTCGCGGAACTCTTATCTGAGCGGTGTAGGATCCGTCCTCGTTTACGTGGACTCCCTTTACCCCGAGCTTGTTATTTATCTGGGCTCCTTTGTTCATGCCGTTTTGGCTTCTCGTAGCCGCCCTGAGATTATCTATCCTCATGTTATTTCTGTCCCCGTCGATGTGATCCACCTCCGGCGGCTCCTCGTTATGCACCAGCTTATAGATGACTCTGCAGATCCTGTAGAACTTTCCCCTCCAGCGTATGTGCTGCTTTCTCTTCGTTCCAGCCCGATATCCGGCCTGAGCCCTTGCGTTAACCGATATCCTCCACGTCAATAATCCGGTGTCTGGCTCGTAAACAAAGAACTCCAGGAGTTCCTCCTGCGACGGCAGTGGCTTCGTCGGGTTCACAGCCCTCCATCCTCCGGCACGACAGTGACCTGATCCACACCATTATTGTTAAAGCAACGGAGGAACGACTGCCACTCTAGTTCAGTAAACACGAGTGTCCCGTTCAATGCATACGTGTTCATCACGAATTTAGCCGAGAATAATCGCGCGTAAATGTGTTCGCCGCGCCGCTCCCAGCGCACCCTGAAGTGTGTCACGGCTTTCGCACTCCGTCCATGTGATTCGCCATGTCCTGATAGTGGTGGAGCCAGAACCGGAGCGTCTGCCACACCTCGGGCTCCATGCAGATAAAGTGATCGGTGCCTTCGCGCGGCGCTCGCAGTCGTATCTGGTATCCGTCGAACGACGCGTAGAGGCCGTCCCCTAGATACGTCTCGTCACCGGGGGGTGGAACGCGCTGTGCCTGTTCCTCGCTCATGGCTTCACTCCCTCCAGGCGAACGTGACCGTGCCGAACGTCCCGACGCACGTTCCGCGCCGATACCCCCCGGTCCCGGCACTGCTGAACGGTTTCGCCCACGCGCCACTTATCGAAGGAAATCGCCATCTCGCAACCGGCTCGGTGCGGGTTTGCGTCCCGGATCCACACCACGATCCGGGTGTCCGACCGTTTCGCGGGTCCTGTGGTCGGGCTACGCGTCGCCGGGGGGGAACCGGGTGGGGTAGGCCGACCGGAGGCGCGGGCCGCTGCAGCCTCCGCCTGAGCCGCCTCCACGGTTGGTCCCCAGGGAACGATCGGGCGGCCGATGAGTTTTTCGATGATCGGGCGAGCCGCTCCGCCCTCTCCAGCGAAGCTGAGGACGACGCGGGCGTGGTCCAGGCCGACGCTCCGGCAGGTTTCGAACAGTTGATCGGGGGTCTCGACGACTACCTCGTGTCCGTTGCTGTATTCTTCAACGTCAGCGCGCCACTTGTTCGTGACCTGGTCCCAGACGTACTCCACCTCCGACGGCGTTAGAGTGGCGAAGAGAGGGCGGTGCCGCTCCTGTAAGCGAGTTATCACTGGTGGGTCCTCTTGGCTCAGCGCTCCGTGAAGTCGATCGGGAGCTGGTTGTTGATGCAGAAGTCGATCAGTCGCTGACGCGCCCGAACCATCTCCTTCGCCCAGGTTCCCGGCGAGCGAATGTGCTCCGCCGTGATCTGAGCCGCGTCCCTGTTGTAGTCCTGGAACGCTCTCCAGACCTCCTCGATGTGAACCGGCATCCGTTCTCTCCTCTAATTGCAGTGACAGGCGGGCGCGCTCCGTGGCGGCCCGATACTCGTCGTCGCGTCGGCGGGCTTCAGCGACAGTGCACAGGTATGGTCGGGTGTATCGGGACTCCTCGGACCCGACCTGGAACCGGCTGTTGCGCGAGAAGCGCTCGGCGCGACCGTCCTCGAAAACAACAACGACGACGGTGCGCGTGACGCGGTCGATCACGCCATACCAGCTCTTGTATCCTGAGCGGGCCGCGATACGCAGCCCAGGCTCAAAGGTGAGGTAGCTCGTTTCGATCATCGCTCGGCAAGCCACTTCGGCATCGTCACGCGAACGTGCTGGACTGCGACGAGGTGCCTCGCGCCGTAGTGCGGCTTGCGGTCCTCGTCCCAGAGGTGCTCGATGGTCACGAGCTTCTTCGGCAGGTAGTTGCCAGTGAGGATCTTGTAGGCTCGCGGGGTCTCGCGCTTGGTGTCGAGAACGGTCTGGAAGGTCACGGTAGCGGTCACGGCGGGTTCTCCTGGCGGAAGATCAGATCGGCTTGACGACGACGAAGCTGGAGCCGTTGCGGACGATGAGGCCAGCGGCGGCAAGCTCCTCGATCCGGGCGGCGGGGATGATCGTGCAGCGCTTACGGCTGACGCCCCAGAAGTTTCCGGCAAAGTTGCTGATTGGCTTTCCCCGGGAGTAGGTCCAGAGCCAAGCGGCGAATTTTTCGGTTGACATCGTGATTTTTCCTAGCGGGGGGAATCCCCGACACCAGCTTTGTAGGCCGATGTCGGGTGTGGATGAAAGAGAAATTCTACTCCAGGCCCAGTTTTCCGGCGCACTCTGGCCCAATTCCGCGATCGATGCTCTCGGGAACCGTCAGGGCACGACCGCAGCGACCGCAGCGGCCTTCATGCCTGACCTCCAGGCTGACGGTCTCGGGAACCTTCTCGCCAGCGAGGACCTGGTCCGCGAAGAAGCGGACGGCCCGAACCGGCAGCGCATCGTCGCTCATCTTGGACTTCTTGGTGGTCCGGAACCCGAAGGAGTCCATCGTCCCGATGTAGGTGAAGTCGCGGGTGTTGTCCGGACCGGTCAGGGTCGAGACGAAGAAGCGGTCGTTGCGGTTCTCGCAGGACGATACGCGATAGGTGTAGCGGGCTCCCGTCTTCATCGACGAGAGAGTGAAGACCGCCCGACCGGCGGTGACGAAACGGCGGATGTCGGCGGGGTCGCAGAGTAGGCACATAGCGAAGTCTCCTGGCGGGAGTGAAACCGGGGGAACGCCCCCCGGACCCAGTCTTTGTAGGCTGACACGGACTGGCGCGAAAGACCTTTTCCTAAAAATTCCTCAGGGGCGCAGCGCCTCCTGCAGTCGGGCTAGGCGACCGGGGGGCGGGTTCGGTAGGCTAGCCTCGGTGTCGTCACTGAAGCGTCCTGTGCGGTCGGTGCATCTCCCCTTCGCCCAGGTCCAGGAGCCGCTCCGGTATCTCCCAGTCGACGAGCCACGACCGAATGTGGGGGACGAGCGTCCCGGGATCCTCTCCGTGCAGTGGAGCGAACTCCGACACGAGCTTCCGCGCTGCCAGACACATGTCCTCGGCCACGAGGGATATGAAGATCATCATCCTGTCGACCGACACCTCGCGACAGGTTTGGGCAGCCTCGTCCAGCAGCTTGTGGACCATTTCCTCGGTCGTCATCGCACACCTCCCCTCGATCTGCTGACGATGATCTGCCAGAGTCGAGCGGCGTCGGTGCTGCTCGCCTTGATGAACCAATCGTAGGGATCATGGCTGAAGCGGAGCCACTCGCTGTGGCTCAGGTATATCCCGACGAATTCCAGCTCGCCGCGATCGATGCTCCGCATGATCAGCAGGACGTTGTGCAACTCGGCTATGTCCATGGTTCAGTCCTCCACTGGAGGGGAGCCGCGTGGCCCCCCTCCGATTGATCAGCCAACCTCGGCCATCACCAGCTTCAGGGCGGCGCTCTTGTTCTTGTCGGCGCGGCCGAACAGGCTGGAGTTGAGCCGGTGGCTGTCGCTCATCGCGCGTCGCTCGTGATCGGAGAACTGCGTGACAGCGTTCAGCCAGGCCCAGGCGGTCCCGTGGCGACCCTCCAGGTCGACGCCGATGAGGCCCTCTCCGCGGAAGAGGTTCATCACCCGGTCCACGGTCGGCCCGTCCTGGGTAGTGAACACCTTGTTCGTGAGCTCCAGCGCCCGGTCCTCGGACAACGGAGCGTTGGCGAGCCGCCGCATGTTGTCCATGAACGTGTCGAACGACCGGGGGGCGACCCCGAGGGTTTTCTTAGCTTCGTCGGCATTGAACTTCGCGCTGTGAATGACGCGCACGGGAGCCTCCCCCCGGTTAGCCATCATCAGCGTGTTGTTGCACACGACGCACACGGTCGTGTAGCGAGCCGTGGTGGCCATGCTGCCGTCGAGAGCCGTGGAGAGGAGCAGGTAGCTCCGGACGCGGTCCCGATCGTCGATCATCGACTGCTCACCAACGTAAGCGCTGGCGAAGAGCTTCCGGCCACCGAAGAGCGTTCCGGCTGTCGTTATCTGCAGCCCGATGCTCTCGACGAGGTCCCGAAAGAACTCGATGACGTCACCCGGCTGAACGGTCTGGAAGCCGGAGCTGACAGCCCCGAGCGCTGCTCCGGTGTCGGAGCGAGCCTGGATGACGCGGTCGGTGACCGTGAAGCGCTCGCCATTGTGCTCGTAGAACGTGGTCTTCGGGATGCACTCCCAGTCCATACCCGCCTTCTGGCGGATCTCTTCCAGGCTAGCCGATGCGTTGAAGGAGTTTCCCATGCCGTGCCAGACATAGGTGCCTTCGAGATAGGCGAACTCCGCGAACCCGTTGCGGCGGATGGTTGTCTCGGCGGTCATCGTTAAATCTCCTTTTCATAAGTAATCTTGGTGACACCAAGAAGCTCCGCCTTGAGACGGAGCGCTGTCAGGCTTTGAGCCTTTGTCGGACCAAGGCGCAAGCTGCCGGCCTTGCCGACATAGTAGTAGTCAGATGCGCCAAAGCGGGTGAACACCCGCGTCCTGTTAGTGCGCTTGTTGGTCAGCTCAATGCTGCCACGAGCTAGCAGACCTTCGATGATGATATCTCGTTGAGTTTTAGCCACGGCGGGGTCTCCTGGCGGTAGCCTCGGGCGGGGTGCCCTCGGTAGCACCTTTCTAGGCGTTCCCTCGGGCTGAACGAAAGATGTTTTCCGCGAAACTATCTTTCGTTCCGCCGCTCCAGCCACTGACCAAGGAAAACCCCGATCAGCACGCCGAGGGCGACAAGTATGGCGGCGTCGAAGAGGTCGAAGGAGGCCCGAAGCGCGCTCATGGCTCGTCCTCATTGAGCATGTCGTCCCACTCCTCGACGGTCATACCGGTCATGTAGAACTCTCGCTCGCTGGCGGAGAGCTGCGGAAAAGCGTCCTGAATCAGGATACCACCTCGGGTGTAGGCGGCGACCTGTTCGACTGTGATGTTCAGCTCCATCGTGCGGACGAAGCCGGAGAAGGCGGAGCGGCGGGTGACGAGCATCGGTACTCTCCTTGCAGCAGCGGGACCGGGGGACGCCCCCCGGTCGGGTCGGTCACAGGCTCCAGTCGCACTCCAGGCGGACGCGGTTCTCGTGGAACGCGGCCCACGCGACGCGGACGCTATTCTCCATCAGGTTGGTGCACTGGCTGGTAGACGCCGACAGCCAGCGGCTCTTGGCCATCAGCTCGGTGACGACCATCTCGTAGAGGTTGTCGAACCGCTCGCGGGTCGTGAGTGGCTGGCCGTTCTCGTTGGTCTTCTCGCCGAGGATCCCGACCCAGTGGGCGACGGCGTCGTAGACGTCGGCCTTGGCGGCGTTCTCGAAGTGCTTGTCGGCCCAGCCCATCACGGAGCACAGGCTGTTTCCGCGTGCCACTGCCTTCACAAGGTCGGCGTGGAGGCGCTGCAGATCGTCCTTGGCGACCGCGGACGCGGCGCTCAGGCGGCTCGGGAGCGTCGCCCAGGCGCGGTCCAGAGTCTCTGCGGCGATGAGCGGCCGGAGGTTGTCGATGGCCGACTGGAGAGTCTCGAGCGAATAGGTGGCGTTCTTCTCCATTGCTTCCTGGTAGTATCCGTCGGTCGTCGCCTTCGTCAGGATGCGGTGGAGGAGGGACAGTCGCTGGCGGGCGTCGCCCTTCACGGAGACGTCTCTCAGGACGCTGAGGTCGGCGCGAAGGTCTGCGAGGGCGTTGGAGCGGCGCTCGGCACGGGGGATGCGATTGGACACGGGGATTCTCCTGGCGGGTGGGGATTAGAGGGTGACGAACTGGCAGGGTTGGCAGTACTGATACCCGCCTTTCGTCCATTTTCCGGCGAAACCGTCCTTGAGGCAAAAGCCGAGGGGAGCAAGGTTGTAGGCGAAGCCGCTCGGGATGTTCTTCCAGCCACGGTCGCGAAGCTCGCTCGCGATACGGGAGACCGCGATGCCCTGGGTCATGGAACCGTCCGCGAGCTTGAAGCTGTGGACGAGGCAGTCGAGGATGGCGTTCTGAAGACGGAGAGCGGCGGCAGACATCTTTTGGTCACGGGTCACGAGGGTAGCTCCTGGCGGGAGGGTTGGAGGCTCGGGCCACCGGCCCGACCCCAGCTTTGTAGGCCGATCACTCCTGCGGCGAAAGATCTTTCCCGAGAAATATTCTTTCGTCCTCGGCAGCTCGCGCCTCTCCGATCCACAGCGCCTGGAGCTGCGCATCACTGCGCCGCAGGCCATGGGATCCCGACGTCCCTGCGTCGGCATAGCAGATCGGGTTCCCCATCACCCGGCATACCGGGCACTCCGGACAGATGCAGGCCTCTGTAGCACGACCGCAGACGTCGCACGGACCCGATCTCCAGTGTAGCATATCACTCACTCCTAGAAAAGGCCAGCCCCCCGGTTTGTCCGGGGGGCGTGACCGGGTTCAGCCGATGGACTTGCGGGCGGCTCCGCCCCCGACCTGACGGTCCAGGCCGATGTCCCGGCCGGACTGTGATCCGGAGTTGTAGGCGTTCCAGTCGACGCGAGCGGCCTCCTTCGCCTGGCGGCGCTGATAACCCTCGTACCAGCGGCGATCCCGGGCCTCGCGCTTCGCGCGCTCGGCGGGGGTCTCCTGCTTTACCGGCTCCACCGCCTTGCGGGCGTCGTACTCGGCGCGCCACTGAGCGGCCCGAGCGGCGGACTCGGCCCGAGCGCGGGTCGTGGTTCCCGGAGCGTATCCGTAGCGGAGGTCGTTATTCAGGTCCTCCTCGTTCAGGTAGACGTCGGAGAGGACCAGCTCCGTTCCGTTGCCCCTGGGAACGTCGCCACGGCGAGCACGAGCCTCGGCGTCGGCCTTGGCCCGGAGGTCGGACAGGCGGCTCTGCAGCCGATCGCTGCATCCGTTGAACCACGACTTCGTGGAGCGGTCCCGCTTGTCCTCGTAGGGGCAGAGGCGCTCCATTGTGGCCATCAGGTAGGAGTACATCTCCCGGACCACGAGGATGTTGACGCTGCGGCCGACCAGGCAGTGACGGCGACGCATCCGGAGCTTGCCGGTGCCGTTCGTGCGGCGGGCGAGGGTCTCGACCGTCCAGTGAGCGCAGAAGTTGGCCTCGGCGACCGCCTTCATCAGCGTGACCTGCCAGTCGGCGGTGGCGGCGATACTGCCGACATCCTTCTCGCGGGTGGCGTCGACCGACGCGGGCTCGCTGTCGTCGATGGAGGACATCTCCAGGTTGTACTCGGCGAGGATCGCCTGCGCCTTCAGGGCGGCGGCGTTGGCCTCGTTTTCGTTGGAGTTATTGCCGGCGAGCGCGAGCAGCTTGCGGACGCGGGCGATGACGGACTCGGGGACGGCTGTCTGGGACACGGCGGGTTCTCCTGGCGGGAGGTGGTGGGCTCCGGAGGCTCCCCCCGGACCCCAGCTTTGTAGCCGGAGAGTCCGGGGGAGGGAAAGACTTTTCCTGGGGTGAAGCAAGAATAATCCGTTAGCCAAACATTCCGGGAAACTCGGCGCTCTCGACCTCGTCGGCGGCCTCGTCCAGCGCATCGGCGGCCTCCTCCAGCTCCTGGAGCTCGTCCCCGAGCTTCTCGGCCTCCGCCTCGTCCTCGCGGAGCTTCTCGACGACCCCCCGCATCTCCTCAGCAGCTGCGCGGCCAAAGTTGGCGATGTTGCTGGCGCGAGTGGCCCGCGACTCCGCCCCCCGCTTCCGGCCGCCACGCATCATCACGCCGACGGTGGCGACGACGTCCCGCAGCAGCTCCTCGGCCTCCATGGACAGTTCGGGCTTACACCCGTCGATGCCCTCCAGGATGTCGGCGGTCTCGCCCAGGGTCTGGATGCGCGGGGTCTCGGCGAGTCCTCCCTCGGCGTTGTCGACGATCTCACGGAGCTCCTCGGCGAGGGACTCGGTGTCGGCGTAGAAGATGTCAATGGCGTTCGGCACGGACGTCTTGATGGTCTCGAGTTTGTAGCGTGACACGGTGGGCTCTCCTTAGGAAATTTGACCGGCGGCGCGAGCCTTGGCGACAGCGGCGGCGCTCGGGGCGCGACCGAAGAGCGCGGTCCAGTCGGCGACGTACTTGGCTTCGGTTTTCACGGTATAGGTCTTGGCGGGCTTGGCGACAATGCCGAGGCGGGCGAGGCGGCGAGTGACGCGGTCGGGCTTGGAATCGTGGCTCACGGCGGGCTCCTTGACCGGGGGGAATCCCCGACCCCCTCTTTGTAGGCTGACGTCGGGGATCCTGAAAGACTTTTCTTCGGGGTGAGGTAGGAATCTTAGACTGCCACCTCGCTCACGCCGCCCTGCGGCCGGTCGATCGAGGATCGCCACCACCGCTTCCCCCCGCACTCGGCGCAGCGAAACCGCTGAGGGTTTGAGGTAGCTCTGCTTCCGTAGTCGCTGGCCTCCAACCACGCATGGGAACAGCCCGCAGCCGAGCCGTGGGATCGGGCCACCGCGTCGTGTACCCAGTGGCCTCGGCGGTGATCCACCGGTCCCCTGCGGTCGCCCTGCGCCCCTTGCGGGGGTGACGGGTGCGGCGGGTAGACGCGGGGGACGAGGTGAGTGACCGAGTGGTGGGGGGTCGTCCGGACGGAGCGACCGCCGCTGAACGTTCGCTTGGCGCTTATCTCCACCATGGTTGGACTGAACAGATCGCCCGTCAGCGCCCCGAGCAGAGCGATGATGTTCCGGAGGTCGGCCGAGCCCTCCTTCAGGATCGGGATGTTCAGGTCCGCGAGGTCGAACCCACCCTGAATCTTCAGGAGCCGCGCCGAGTGGTGATCCGCCAGGGAGCCCAGCAGCTCCGGCGGGAGTCGGTTAGCGGCCGAACCCCAGAGGTACTCGTCCGGATTCATTCGGATGATCTCTGCCATTCGGGCGCGATCCTCGGTTGCCCACGGAACGTGAAGCTTGTAGGCGACCGGCCAGATAACGGCTCCGGTCACCGTCGGCCCATCGGCAAAGCAGTAGACGTCGTCGCCGACGACCAGGTAGCCGACACGGGCGTCCATCGTTGGGCTTCCCGGATACCCGTTCGCTTTATTCCAGAACGCTCGGTTGTCGACCTCCATCCACGTCGCCTGATGAGGTGAGCGGACGGTTGGGGCGATGGCGGCGATCAGCTCCGGGTGATCGTGGATCACCTGCCCGATCAGCTCGGAGGCGCGACTGTCGAAGACGTACTTCTCGGCTCTGTGGACGGCTTTGATGCCGTCCGGATATCTGGTTCCGTACTTTCCACCAAAGAATATCGGACGGGTCGTGACCATGTCCGCGAGCGTCAGATTTGTCATGCAAGGCCTCCATGCGGAAACCGGGGGGCAAGCCCCCCGGTCGTTTCCTCAGCCAGCCGGAGTGATCTCGATCCAGCCCTTGCGAACCGCCTTGCGGAGGGTGCGGCGAGCCTTGGAGCCGACGAGCTCGATGAACTCCCCGACGGTCATGCCAGACTTCAGGAGCGAGCGGCGGCGGAGGCTGTCGGAGCCGTCCCGACCGCTCCACGAGGTGGCGAGAACCGTGATGACGTCGTCGTGATCGGCGGTCTTGGCGCGGCTCGCGCCCTCCTCGTCGTCGTCGGCGTCGGCGTTCTCCATCTCGGCCTCGATTGCCTTCATCTCGTCCTCGAGGGTATTCACGTCGGCCTCGATGACGTCCAGCTCGGCCTTGATGGCGTCCAGCTCGGTTTCGTCGGCCTCGGCCTCGTCGTCACTGAGGTCTTCACAAGCGCAGAGGTTGCCCGACTCGTCGATGAAGAACTCGTCGGCGTGCTTGGAGAGGAAAGCCTCGATGAAGTCGCGAAGCTGTTCGGCCTTTTGGCGAGAGAGGGTCGACGCGGCGGGCGTCCGGTCCTCGTTGTGCTCGCAGATCGTCTGAACGAGGGACACGAGAACGGGCTTGGAAGCGGTGCTGAGGTCGTACACGGCGAAGTCTCCTGGCGGAGGGTTAGGGGCCAAACCGGCCCGGTAGATGAGTTCTAACCGTCCTCGGGAGACCGCGAAAGCAAATTCTGCGAAAGAATATTTCGTTCCTGGGGGTTGGTTAGGACGGCGGATATCTCCCGCCAGCTCCAGTTTGCCGGACCACCCTTCCAAACTCGGCCGCTGGCGGGAACATTATTCAGACCCCCGAGGGCGAGCGCCGCCGCGTGAGCTCCGCTCACTATGTATAGTTGGTCGACGGGGTCGCCGCGCCGAGGTCCTCCGTCGTGTCGGCGGCGCACAGCGATCCATACGATCCCTCCGTGGCGGACGCGGCGGCTGATCCAGGCGACCTGGAGCGGGCGGAGGTCCACGGTGAAGCTGCTCGTCTCCTTGAACTCAATCCAGAACTCCGTTCCTGCGCTGCAGGAGTTCGAGTCCGGGATGCCGGGGGTTACTCCGCCGCTCTCCACAGCCACCCAGTCGAAATCGCGAAGCTGTTGGCGAAACAGTCCTCGCAGTCCTCCGTCGCGCTTGGTGGCCGTCAGATCAGCTCCTTCTCCTTGGCGAGCCAAACGGGTATCACCATGACACCCTGTTCCTTGTCCCACTCGCACTGAGACTTGGGGAGCCACACGAGCCGGAGGCCGTCCGAGAACCTCCAGGCTTTCTCGGTCTCGACCGTTATCTCTCCGGCTATGTCGACGAGAACCTTTTCCTTGGCCATCACGCGAGAACCTTTCTGTAGTCTGTCTTAGCCTTGCCCCAGGTGCTGCCAACTTCTAGGTCCACGGTCACGGGCATCACGAGCTTGACCGCGTCGATCATCAGCTCGCCTATCGTCTCCACCTCTCGGGCAGTACCCACCGACGCCCCGATCTCGTCGTGTAGGGTGACCAGGGGGACGATACCGGCCCGATGGATAGCGACCATGGCCCGCTTCACCTGTCGCGCGGCGGAACCCTGAATAACGCTGTTGCCTGCCTGATAGGCGAAGGCGCGCTCCAGCGGCTGATCGGGCCACCGCCGCTCAGCCTCCTCCCGGTAGGCAAATCCCCCGGGAACGCGGTGCTTCTTCGGTTGCCAGAGCGGATAGTGCCGACGAGCGCCGTCTATCATCCGAACGAACCCGTTCACCTTGGCCTGATGCTCGGCGCACTTGGATATTCCGGAGATGTACGGGATACGGGCGTGATACAGATTCCACAGCTCCGCCGCCTCCTCCTCGGGTTTGTTAAGGTGAACGGCGAGCAGCTTTGCCGACATTCGGTAGGTCAGTCCCTGGTTCAGGTCCTTGGCCTCCCTTCGGGTCAGGCCGAGGACCTTTGCCCCGAGGGAGTGGAAGTCCGGGTCCGGGTCCGTTCGGTAGTAGCGGACGACGCCCTCGATGTCCCCCATCTCTATCCCGAGGCGCTTGGCGAGGTTCCTGCACTTGTAGGCATAGTGGACGTTGAGGCGCGGCTCCTGACTCTTGAAGTCGGCGCTCAGCCAGTGCTGGCCATTCTCCGGTAGAAAGGCGTTGCGGACCAGCGGAGCGAGGACCTCGTCCCGGCTCGGCATCTGCTGGAGCGGGGGATTGGAGTACGAGAAGCGGTGCGTCACTGCCCTGAGCTGACGTATCTCGGCGTGGACGCGGCCCATCGTCTGGTAGTCCCGGATGTAGAACCCTAGGAACTTCTCGTGAAGATCGTGGAGCTGCCTGACGCGCCGGACCTTCCTGCCGAGCGGGTGAGTGAGCCTGTCCAGCCACTGAGCCTGAAACGATGGAGCGTTCGTCTTTGCGGTGCGGGGATACGCGATACCCTCCTCGTCGAACAGCTTGGACAGCCGCTCGGCGGAGCGCAGGTCCTCGATCGTGCAGCCACCGCGCCAGGGGACCGTGATGGTGGACATAACCTCCTCCTCCATCCGCCGAACCTGATCCATTGCCGCGTTCACGCCATCCATGGAAACCCTGATGCCGCGCCGACGCATGGCGTTCGTTACTGGGTAGAGATCCATCTCGGTGCGGTAGGCTTCGACCGTGTCCTCCTCCACAATCGTCGGCCAGAGAACCCTGCAGAGCCGTAGTGTGGAGGCCGCGTCCTGCTCGGCGTAGGGACCGACGTAGCGCGCCGGTAGACGGTGAATACCCGCCTTGACGTTCTTGTGGATTCCTGCGGACGCGGCTGCCTCGCGCAGAAGCGTCTCGTCCTTCCCGAGGATACCGGCGCGGGCGCAGCATGCGTCCAGGCTGTAGGACTGGTGGTTCTCGTCGGCGATGAAGGCCATCGTACCGCCATCCTCGGCCCGCTCCGGCCAGACGCTGCATCCGTGAGTCTGGAGCCATCCCATGTCGTACGATATGTTGAAAAAGTGGACGCGACAGTGCCGAAGAAGGTGCTCAACCCAGGCGATAACCTCCTCCATGGGGCGGTTCTCCGTTTCCGGGTGCCTCACCGGAACGTAGATGGCCTGATCACCCCAGGCCACCGACACGCCGCAGAGGTGTCCGTTACGGTCCACCCAGCCCGGACCCCGCTCCTGGGCGAGACCCCGGTCGTAGGTCTCCGTGTCCAGGCCGATGTCTATGCCCGACAGCATGGGAAGCGGACCCTGGGGCGGCTTCCAGCTCGACTCAGGGACGAACAGGGACCGCTGCCCCTCCGCCCACAGGGTTCGGGTGGACGTCACTTCGTTTCTCCACCCGTCCGCGTCTTTATCCACTGGATCGCCGCCTCCCTCCAGTCCGTGTGAACGACGTCCCCGCAGAGCATCAGTGCTGTGTTCCACTTCTTCTCGCGTATCGCATCGTGCACGAGGGACACGGGAACTAGCAGGTTCCTGAAGAGGGCCGACCGTCCGGGGGGCTCCCCGCTGGGCTTCTCCAGCCAGGCGTCCAGCTCCTGCGCAAACGTGACCGGATAGCAGTCAGCAAACAGCGGTGATGCAGCCACCCGCCCGTCCGCGTAGAGATCCCCCCGGTCATCGTGCCGGTCGTAGAGGTGGAGCGTGTTCTCGTAGGCGTGGAGGTTGTGACTGAACTGATTGAAGCACCCGACAACGGTCCCGAGCCGCCAGGCCAGATACTCCTGCAGCACCGTGAAGTGAACCGCGTTCGCGCCGTAGGCTCCCCATATAGCGTCGTTGGATCGGCAGCAGACGGTGAGATCCAGAGCGGAAACGCCGCCCTTCTCCATTATCCTCAGGTAGATCGTCGTGTTGCAGGGGATATCCGGGGGGGCGGAAACGCCGGATGCAGTGGAGTCCAGGCTCGGATCGTACATCTGTATCACTGCGCGGCGGGAGCCAGGATCGTTTCGCAGGTGATCGACGACCCACTCTATCTGGTCGAAGTCCTCGCAGCCGCGCCCGACCCAGTTTCGCCAGCGGTGACCGTAGGCTCCGTGCAGAACTCCGTTGTCCGCGAACCGTTGGCCGAAGTCGCTGACGTATCGGTCCAGGAACGCCGCGTCACGCCTTCCGGCCAGCATCCACATCGCCTCGAAGAGGTGGAAGAATGGGTTGGCTCGCCGCTTGCGATTGAACAGAACCCGCTCCGTGGGCCTCCGGTATATCGTTAACACCGGCTTCGGATAGACGATGGCCCGACCGTTTCGGGTGTTCTCCCACTTCCCCGAAACGAGAAGCTCCTCCATCATTACGGAGAAAACGTCGTTGACGTTTCGTTGAGTAAACGTACTCATGACTCCATTCCTCTTCAACCCGGTTACTCTACGCCTCCACGGTCTCATGACTCCATTCCTCTCCAACCCGGTTACTCTACGCCTCCACGGTCTCCTGCGCTAGGACTGATCCGTAGAGGCGGACAACCTGAGAGGCGTGACTGCTCCTGCCTATCGTCGACCATATGTGGACACACGCCCGGTGCTCGATATCACTGCAGCGTCGGACAACGCTACAGGAGCTCATTGGTATGGTTTCCGCGAGCCTGTCCGCAATACCAACAACGTCTTGTTCGTACCAAGCAACGGTCAGTGTTTCACCGGAGGCAACCTCCACGACGTCCCCGCAGCGCGGCGGCTCCTTCTCCTCGCAGTATCGGAGGACGTCGCTCAGGAATACTCCAACGGCTAGCCGAACCAGCGGATCGTTGTACTCGTGGTTCCGGCCGCTCGGGTGCGGTATCGTTGCCCAGGTTCCCTTCCACACGAGCGGGGGGTTCCTAAATCCAAAGGCGTTGGTGGCGTCGGTTCCAACGAGTATCACGATACGGTTCCGTATCATCGTCTCAAGCCACTCCGCACGCTCGCGTGCTCCGGCCCGGTAGTCGCGGGGGAGCACCCTGTCCGTCAGAAGGTTGTTCCGCTGCGTGCGCTGCAGCCAGTTCTCCATGCTGATGCCGGAGACGGTGTTCACCATGCTCCACAGACGATACCCGGCCGACTTCCGATCGTGAGGATGGAAGGCCATCCTAGGGTCGCTGCTCTGGGGATTATTGATGCCAAGCAGGTATGGTCTCACAGTATGACTCCCTGTTCTCGCAGCCAGACGACGGCGGTCTCCCTGCAGCCCTCGGTTACGTGAACGCCCATCCGACGGAACCGAGGTGGATGAAGCCGAAGCGTCCGGTGGCGGTCGGCCGTTGTCTTAGGGTTTAGTGGTGACGTGTTGCCCTTGGCCGAGCGGCGAGCGACGACGCCGTCCAAGCACTCCTGCAGCGTTAGATTGAAGTAGAACAGACGAACATCGAAGCCCTCCCTGTGAAGGTCCGCTGTTCTGTTCTGCTCACAGCTCAGTATCAGACCCTCGAAGAACACGTCGTAGAGTCCGTGCAGCTCTCTGGCAAGCTCGAACCACTTGTCGACGCCGCTGATAGTGTCGCACCCCCCGGTCGCGCTCTCGTAGTGCCCAAGTAGAGCGATGCCACGCTGACCAATACTCAGTGGCTCCCTCGTGTAATACAGGGGCTGCTTTCGCCCTTTAGTGTGAAATGGCTCGGCTGGAGCGTAGACTCCCTCGGAGTGGAGGACACGCTTCGCGACCGTAGTCTTTCCGGAACCCGATGTGCCACGAACTGATAGTATCACCGGCTGTCTCCTAGTTTGAGCCGGAGCTATAGTAGCGCGTCCATTCCTCCTGGGCTAGTCAAACCCTGGAGGTGAACCTTCGGCGGGTTCCCTGGCCCGTTACCCGAACCCTGATGTACTTGAAGTACTCGCAGAGCGTGTGCTCGATGTCCCGCATCTCCAGAGCCAGGTGGCTGCTGGGCCAGTGCCTCGTGAGCCTGGAGAGCTCCAGCAGCTCCCTCATCTCGGCCACGGTTTGCTCACTTTTCAGCTTTACGTTGTACTGGTACTTCATCGTCGGTTTGCGAGGGTTTCTCACCTGTCTGTCTGACAGGTAATTCAGTCCTCGCTGAGCGCCGGGACCGGGGTTCGCCCACGTCATGATGTCCGGCGCATTCTCCAGCAGAGCCGTGTGACGAAGGTCGGTCGTAATCTCGTAAGCCAGAAACCCGCCCAGGAAGGGAATCTCCGCCAGGAGGTTCGTGAAACTCTCCAGATTGTAAAGTCCATCCCTCACCCTATCCGCTGTATCCCGCCACTTGCCCGCGTTGTGGAAGTCGGCGCACAGCCGGGATACTCCGTTCAGCTTGTCCATGCCATCCGGGCTGCGTATCATGTAGGAGCCTGTCACCCACGGACCATCCGGATAAACGCGACGTATCGGGGCCGACAGGTCGTGGGCCCGACCACCCTCCAGGAAGTGCTCCCACGGCACCCGGTTCGTCATAAGATCGGGCTGCTGGAAGACGATCTGGCCGATCTCCGTTTTGTTAAACCACCGAAACACTACCGTTGCCAGAAGCACCTCCGGTGTGTCCCGAAGCCTGTTCCGGACGTTCTCCCGGAACCAGACGGTGGTCGCGTCCAGTTCCCGATAAACGTTGGTGAAGCGGTTCTCCAGAAGGATGGGATCCTCCGTCCACGGCGGCGGGAGACCGCTCCGGCGGCGCAGGTACACGTCGTGGCGCTCTCTCGCGAACGCGAAGAAGTCGTTGACCCGCTCCGGCTTCATGGAGTACCCCCAGAATAGGTGCCCCCCGGCTGTCTCGTCTGGCACGAGGACCGGGGGGCGTGCGGGCGAGCCGTGCTGCCAAGGCCAAAGCTCGCCTACGCTGCGGAGCTAGGCGGTTGCCGTCTCCTCTTCGTCAGCCTCAGCAGCCTCCGGACGAGGCGGCGGAGGCGGGTTCAGAACGATGAAGCCCTTGTCGTGCATAGCCTCCAGGTAGCGTGCTGCGACACCAGCCTTGACCGCTTCGGTCGCCGTCATGCCCTGCTTCAGCTTCAGGAAGCGACCGGCTCGGTTGGAGTCCGCCCGATACGGGAGGTTCTCGGCACCGTAGGGCCTGCCCTCCTTGTCCGCGCCGAAGTTTATGCTCGCCGTCGGGTCGACGTTGCCGGTTCTCGGCGTGGACGTGGTTTCGTTGGTTGTGCCTGCTTCGCTCATGCTCCTAGTCTCCTTTCTGCCGTTATTCAATGCGGTCCTGTCTGCCTTCACGATATCCAGGATCTCACCGAGCGTGTCCGGTGGATCCGTTGCCCGCTCGCACAGTAGCCTCCATATATCCGGAGCCGACTTGTCGCGAGCCAGTCTTGCCTCCGTTACGCCGAGGTGGACCATCGCTTCCTGCAGTATCTGGTTCTGATAACCGGCGGCACGCATCAGCTTCGTCCACTCCAATCGGTTGTACAGTCTCAGCAGATCATCCGGACTCTCGATGATCGCGTCTCCGTACTGAACGACCGGGTGAAGGAACGCATCCCTTTCGCTCTGGAACTTAAGGATGGCGCCGAACCCGCCGCGTGTCACTGCTATACAGACCATAACTCGCTCACTCTAGCCTCATCGTAATTAAAAGCAAAGAGGTTTTCCCGATATCGTGGAAATAAAAATCGGTAATCTATATCTTGTAGTGGAGCGCCGTCTGGGGGGAAACCACGATGAGCTCCTCCTTTGCTCGTGTAACCCCGACGTAGAAGACGCGGTGCTCCGCATCCGGGTTGGTCGCGGCCTCCCTGTGAGTGCGGAAAGCCCGATCCCTCACCAGAACGACGCGATCGGCCTCTCCGCCCTTGGAGCCATGGATCGTGGACAGCCGTATGCGCGGCTCCCTCGTCAGTCGCTCACCGTTGGCGCGGCACGCTCTGATGTAGGTCACGTCCTGCTCCGGAATACGGTTGAGGGAGTCGAACCACTCCCTGTCGGTCCGGAGCCCGCCGTCCCTCCGCAGATCATCCATGCTCACCATCTCATCGGGATGGAACCGGGGAAGCTTCTTGAAGCCTCGGTCCAGTCCTCGCCCGCTGACGATAAGGTCGTACGGACCACTGATGATGTCCGAAACCCGCTGCGAAACACCATTGCGAAGCCTCTCCCAGCACACGATAGCGTCCAGGGTGGACCGCTTCACCGACGGGCTCCCGTCCCGACTGTAGAGTCTCCCTGCGGCCCGCAGCTGATTGGCTACGTTGTCCAGGTAGGGACGCCGGTTCCGCGTCAGCACCATCGTCGTCCCGTCCTCCCCCCGGTCCCCGTTCTTGCTGAAGTCAATGGCAGCGAGGGACGGAGCGCGGCGGGCGATACCCTCCCCCTCGCGAGCGTTCCATACTTTTGGTCGGCGGTGGCTGACCTGCCCGATGATCCGGTTCGCAACCGATTGAACCCGGCGCGGGACGCGGTAGGACTGCCCGAGAACGACGACGCTACCAAGCATATCGATCATGGTGTCGGTATCCGCTCCAGCCCACTGATAGATGGACTGGTCGTCGTCCCCCGCTATGGTGACCGGTATGTCGTCCACAGCCATCGCCCGGATGACGTCCCACTGGATGAGGCTGAGGTCCTGAGCCTCGTCCACGAGCAGTGCCTCCAGCTTCGGGTATCGCTTCTGCTTCACGAACTGCTCCAGCAGGTCGGTAAAGTCCAGCATCCTGTGGGCATCCTTGTACTCCCTCATCCCCCGGCTGAACCGCTCCACGCGGCTCCAGTCCAAACCGTCGCTGTCCTCGTTGTAGAGCTGCCGCAGGGGGATGCGGCGGACGCGGGCCAGGTTATCCATGAAGAGCATGCGGTCCCCCGGCTCGTAACCGCTCCAGGTTCCCTCGTCCATCCGGAAGTGCCCAGTGATCCGCTCGCCTATCCAGTCCCCAAACTCAGCCATCTTACGGCCCTCGAGAATACTTCCCGCCGAGGCACCGATCTGGCGCATGCACAGCGAGTGGATGGTCCGGAAGTAGGGCAGGGCGTCCTTCTCCAGCCGAAAGTCCACCGCGACGCGGCCCGCAGCCTCCTCGGCCGCTCGGCGCGTGAAGGTGAGAAACCCGATGCGATCCGGGGGGACGCCCGCGTCCAGGTGGCCCCGGAGGGTGTCCAGCAGGGTCGTTGTCTTGCCCGTTCCGGGCGGGCCGAGGAGTATCGTCCAGGGGCGGGTCATCTCCACATACTCATTCTCTTTACTCTCTCGCAACCTTCCGGACAAGGGTCTTCCTCCACTCTGCTCTCCTCATCGTTCTTTGTGGATTGGACGTGCGGTTTGGACCTATCGTAGGACAAGTATGGATTATACTCGTGCGGATTTCCCCTGAAGGGGCGGCGTCTCTCCTTCAGCGTATAATTCTTAGCCATCAGAGATCTCCGCCGCACGAGCCGATGCCTTGGCTGCCTGATTGGCGACGTAGCGACCCTTGGGTGTCAGAGCGTGCCTGACGGGATCCTCCATTCTGCGGACGAGCCCGTGGATCCTAGCGGACTTCAGTCTGGCACTGACCTGACGCCGATCGCTTCCCTCCGTCTTCTCGATTATCTCGCTGGTGCGCAGCCACGTCCACTGCCGAGGTGTTCGCCGTCGCTCCACTTCTATGACGTGCATGGCGTAGATCACTGCGCCGCGCTGGTTCGTGCAGCTCTCCTCCACTCCATCGTACGTGTAGTGAAACGAACCCGGCTTCCGCCGCATCACTCGTTTGTAGGGCTTGCGCTTGCGATCGGTTGGTTCCTGCGTGACATCCATGCTCGCTTTCCCTTTGTTACACCGGAGTAACCTAAACCCTCCGCACGGGCGGGCGAAAGCCTCTTTTTTAGCACGGGTCCTGTGAACCCAGGGCGGATGCTAGGCGGCGCGGCGGCGGCGCGGCTAGGCTACTATCGGTTCCGGGGGCGTGGCGCCTGTAGCCTCCGTCTGGGGCGTCGCAACGGGGTGATCAGGGGGCGTGACCGGGGGGCTAGCGGCGGCGCGGTGCCGTAGGATGCTGCGATGAACGTATCGACAAGAGTAGGCATCGGCGAGGGCGTCGTGGGCGTTCGTTATTTCCTTCCGGGCGAAGTGGCGGTATGCCTCACTCAGCTTGGGTGCCTTGAAACCGTCGATCGAGTAACCGCCTCGCGACGGTATCCCGACGATCGCCGCCGACTCCCGCATCGTGCAGAACAGCTCGGGCCACTCCAGCCTGGGAACGCGCTGCACGCCGCACACGTGGTCCATAACGGTGAGATCAAACTGAATGTTATGCGCGACGACGACGCGCGCGATACTCAGCATCTGACGGAACCGGCCGATGATGAAATCTGGTGGCCAGCCGTAGGCGTCGCACACCTCCGGCGTTATGCCGTGCAGGTCGATCACTCGCTGAGCGATGGGGTTCTGCCTGATTCCCTGCCAGTGCCGCTGGCTGATGATGCAGGACAGCGTTGTGACGACGCGGTTCTCCGTTGCAAGGATCGCCGCGACCTGCACCGGCAGGGCGGGGGAGCCTCGCTCGTGATAGTCCGCCGTCTCGGTGTCGAAGTAGAGCGCGGGCCAGCCCCCCGGTTGAGCTCCACTCATCGCACGTCCTCCTCTATCGGGCACACGCCGGACGCGCACGCCAGCGCGGCGTCGTCGTAGGCCTCCCGCTCCACCGGAGCGAGGATACGGTTCATCAGGTCGGCGTACTCCGTTGCCGTGATGGGCTGCTCCGGGACGTATCCGTAGAGCTTCTCGGTGGCGCGCCAGTCCGACGAGGGCATCACTGCACAGCAGCGAATGCGTGGCTGCCACTCCAGAATCATCTGCATGAACTCCGGATAACTCACCCGATCAGGCTGATACTTGAGCGTGTAGCTGACCTGATTGTTTCGGCCGCGCTCCTCGCCAAGCCAGTACTTCTCGAGCAGCATGAGCCAGCGAAAGTTCTCCTCCATCGTCGTGTCGTCGGCCGACGTGACGTTGTCACCCATCAGCTCGGCGATCGGCTGTCGGGTCGGGAATCCAACGACGACCTGACCGTGGTAGCGCTCCCCGATGTCCTTCACCGGATACCCGCGCGCAACCAGATCCGGAAGGTCGGCGGCGGTCTTGTTGTACTGGACCCACCTGAGATAGTAGGGACTGGCTGGCAGGTGACCACCCTCGGTGCAGTTCATCACCTTGGAGACGGTTCCGCTAGGCTTGATGGTCGTGACCGTGTGAGGGGTGACCATACCCACGACGGCGGAGTACTCGGCCGCAGCGGTCTCCGCAGCGCTGCGCAGCTCCCCGACGAAGTTCCAGAACTCGGTGGACCGGGGGGTTGGATCCCGTATCAGGTCCTGGAACGTGAGGCCGAAGAGGTTCCAGGCAAACTCGTGGATTCCGGTCAGACTGACCCCGATGCGGTTCGTTCGCTGAACCTCGCTGGCGTAGTCGGATTTCATCAGGTTGCAGCGCACGAGGAACCGCGCCATCAGGTCGGCGGCGTCCAGCGCCTCCAGCTTGCTGTGGACCTGGGCGAGGCAGAGGTCTCCTATAACGCAGTAGCCTCCGTAGAGGGCTAGGACGATCTCTCCGCAGGGGTTCGTTATGAACTGATAGGGAACGCGCCGGACGTGGGTCAGGACGTTGTCGACCATCTCCCGCGTTCGCCGATGCAGCGACGGATACGTGTCCAGGCTGATGTAGTTGCTGCCGTCGATGGCGTCCATTCCATCCCGGTTGTCGTTGAGCATGTCGACGTTGATGAACCCCGGCTCCCCGGTCCGGTCCCAGTAGGCGGCGTTCACGGCGGCTTCGAACACCCGGCGAGCATGCGTGTGCTGGGGCTCCGCCGCCTCCCGCCAGAACTTCTCGTCTACCAGCACCGAGTTATTGGCTGACCACAGGAACCCGCCGCGCTTCAGGTCGATGAACTCGATCACGTCACGGTCCCGCCAGTACTTCGTCGCCATGCGGGCGCTGCGTCGGGCACCGCCGACGTGGACGCACGCCGCGAGGTAGTGGTCAATGAACATGGCCTGCTTCCAGGGGGCCATCCCGGAGCCCTTCACGGAGGCCACCCGCTGAAGTGCCCACATTGTGGGGATCGGGCCTGACGACGGGCGGTTCTGCATACCCCGGATGGGCATCCCCTTCCCGCGCACCTCCGAGAAGTCGAAGATGAAGAGCTTGTCGGCGTGCTTCTCCTGCCAGGCGGCGGTCTCGAGGATCTCCACGACCTTCGTCCAGCCGTCCCGACTGTCCTCCACAACGAACCACCGGACGTCCTCGCTGTCCGACGGATACTTGTGCCGGGCCTCGCGCAGCGGCTCCATGGATCCCTGGAAGAGGTCGGGGTGGAAGTCCGGGTGAGAGTCCGACATAACGAGGCGCACGTCCGGCATGCGATCCCAGTTCACGCGGCAGGTGGCCGACGAGTAGTCCCGCCCCACCCCCGCACCGCACAGAAGGAGCTTGAACGACATGAAGCTGAACAGAGCGGTCGCGCAGTTGGAGTGCAGCTCCATGATGCGATTCACCTGACCAGCGTCGCCGTGCTGAAGATGTCGGCCAGAGGTGGAGAACACCCCCGCCCTGGCCAGCTCCAGCGTTCTGTGGAGCTCGTTGCGGGCGCGGGCGGCGTCCAGTGCCGCGTAGCGCTGCGTTGCGAGGCTTCGGTCGAGCCGAGGGTCCAGCGCGAAGTTCCCCCGGACAACGTCCTCGATGCGCTCCGCCCAGGTCTGCAGCCGCCCGGAGGGCGTCGGCCTGGAGTACTTGTTCTCGAACACGGCCCGAGGCATACCCGCCGGAACCACGAACTCTCTTGCTGAGTCTACTGCGTCATTCATACTACCCGACCCCTTGCTATAGTGGACTGTCCGCTGTGTCCGGCGTATCCAGTGGCTCCGTTTGCCACGAGAATTGATCCTCTCGCAGTCGCCACGTTCGCACGTTCTTTCCCTTTACCTTGAATTGATCACTCGTACCACCCATCTCGCGTAGCCTCGCTGTTAGCCAACTGCGTAACGATATGTCGCGAGTAGGCGACGCGAACTTCTCCAGCTCCAGGGAGCGCTCCAGATCCTGGATACGGAAGTGGACGATACCGTGCTCGGTATCCAGCCACGGCACCCCCTGCACGATGCTGTCGCGCGTCTCCGCCGCGCTCCGGCTTGTCACGAACTGATCCAGGAGCTCCATGAACCTTCCTCCGGAACTAGATTCCTTCGGCACCTCTATGTGGATAGCGTTCTCCATTATCTTCTGGGTCCAGGACGTCCAGTCCGTCTGCTTGTACAAAGGCATTATTATGTGGTGCTGTGTTGTAGCGGCCAACCGAAATCCATAAACATTAAGCAGCTGATGAGAAGTGATCTCCACGGTTTGGCCCGTCTTTAGGACGACAAAATAGACGGGCGTTTCGGTCTTAAGGACACTGGCGCTCTCCAGTATCGACACCGAACCAGCATGGCCGTTAACTCCGTGCTCGCGCGTGCGACACAGGGCAACGTTGCAGCGCATGGACAACGGCTTCTCGGTGCACTTGTAGTTGTAGTCCTTCTTCCTCAGGCTCCGTATGATACTGTCCAGTTCCTGAGGGGGGAACGGCGGATCCCCACCGTGCTCCCTCACCCAGTCCCTCAGCAGCGCCTCCCAATTCTCCGGAGACATCTTCTTAGCCAGAATACCCAGCCCGAGCACACCGCTGTTCCGTGTTCCGGGGGGGAACCCGGTTGCCACGAGGCTCTCGAGGCAGGGCGGGCCTGACCCGAACCCTTCAACCGGCTGACTGAGCCTCAGGTCGTGCAGCCCACGCCTGGAGAGCCGCACGGACTCGGCTAGGTCGAGGAAGGCGGCGGCGGTCACGCCTCTTCCGTCTGGACGAACCGCGTGGCGCGTCGTCGCGTCACCACCATAGTAGGGCATGTTCAGCCAGGAGCCCAGGTCGCCACGCTCCGCGAGCACCGTCATCTGCTTGGGAAATATCTCGCTGTCGCCGTGCCCCAGAGCTGCGGCTAGCTCACGAAGGCGCGGGACGACCTCCGCCGCCGATATCGGCTCCGAAAAGAACAGATACACGTGAGCACCGCCGCTCTTTGTTCGGCAGACGATGGCCGGGATACCCGCCTTCACGACAGCGGCAGCGAGGTCCGCGACAACGATTGTGTAGTCGTCAACATCGACCGCGCCCCACAGGCAGGCGTCGTCCTCCCGTATGGGAACGATCCCTAGTGGCTTCGCACCAGCGAGGTGCTGCTTCCATAACGCTACAGTCGCGGGGGATCGAACGGTCGTGGCCGTCCGCTTTATCGTCCGCTTCCCCCCCGGCTCCGCGTCCTCCTCCGCATAGGTTCCGTGGGATCTCTCGGCCCCAGCGAATATACGCATGAACCTCTCGGCTAGTGATGCGTCGTCGCTCACAGTTGATGTGGTGTGCGTCGCACGGACACCCCTCCCCTCCGACGGATTCCGGTGCCGGAGGGCTCCCCTGCCCCCGGCGACCGGTCGGCGCTAGCTCAGAGGGGGCTTTCGTCAGCCAGATCAGCGTCTATCACGACGCCGTTGCTGGATTCTTCCTCGTGGACCATTCGGGCCTTCACGCCACCCGCCCTAGTAGCTTCCACGAAGTGCTTGTAGGCTTCCAGGAAGGCGGCTGGGCACAGCGTTCTGGCATCGCCCGCATCCCGCAGTTCCTTGCAGGGCTGACCATTCTTGTCCAGGAACTCGAACTTATAGTTGTACCAGTCTCCGGATTCGTTATTACGCCAAACCGTTTTCATCCGGACAATCGTCTGGAAGGAGGGCCGGATCGCGCCGTTCGGCAGCTTGATCTTACCCAGGGAGCCATTGAGCTCCTGGTGGGACCTCCAGTTCGTACTCGCCATCGACACGGCAACGGGCCGAAGCTCCTCCACCAGCAGGAGGTGATGAACGGCGGTCTTGACCAGCTGATGGCCATTGGGAAGCATGCGAACCTCGCCGCGTCCCTGGTCCTTGGGGACCAAACGGACCTGATTGACCAGGGGCGTGTCGAACGGATGGGTGGCCTTCAGACCCTTGTCGGCGGAGCCGCGCAGCCCCCACTCAAGCTCCAGGGACTCCGAGTAGAACTGTATGAACAGGAGCCCGTCGCCAGCCTCGGTGTCCCAGTACTGTTTCGTGGAGGAATCGAAGACGCTACCCGGCTCCAGTCCCTCGATGTAGGCTGGATCGCGCTTGTTGACCTCCGGAGAGCCCTTCTGAGCTATCTTCAGGAAGGACGTGAGCGTGTCCTCGGGGCGCAGGGATACTCCGGCCCCAGCGAACTCGCTGAGGTCCCCCATCAAGTTATCGGGGATGGCTACCGACTGGTTCCGGAGATGGGCAAGCACCTGACCGGGGGGAGGGTTGGTTGTGGGTGGATCCGTGGCTTCTGACACTGTGGGCTGTCCCTTGTTGGTTGTTGTTGCCTGTTTGGTCGGCTTCTGCTTCGTGGTGCTCACTTGCGTACTCATCTCCGTGCTTTCCGCTTTGTGATGGAGGAGATGCGCCGCTTTGTGATCTCGCAGACGCGCCCGACCGACGCTCCGAGAAGCTCCAGATCGATCGGCGGTCGGCCGCGTCGCATTTCCTCGTCGAAGAGGAAGCTCTTGAGCCAGGCTGTGAGCGTTGCGTGATGAACCGTCACGTCCAGTTCGACGGGCGGAGGCGTGCTGTTGCCGTAGCCTTTCTCCAGCCAAGCGGTGGCGGCTGCACGGAAGCTGCGCGCCTTGTCCAGCTCCTCCCTGGGAAAGTTCACGACAACGCTGGCCTTCGGCAGCGATCCGCCGCCCAGCTCCTCCAGGTGAGCGAATATGGCGTCCCTGACGTCGTCCGGCGTGTCCTTCCGTATGGAGGCAAACACCCAGGGCTTGAGAACGATGTCGACCCCGGCCTCCGGCAGCCCGATAACGTCGGTGCCGGTTTCGTCCATCAGCTCCGGGATGACCGTTTTGGCCAGCCTGTCCCGACGCTTTTTCATTTCTTCCACGAGCTTCTCGGCGCGGCGATGGGCGGCGTCCAGCCGAACAAGTTCCTGACAGCGTTGACGAATGTCGCCGATCCGACCGTCCTCGGGTAGGTTCCCGAGATCTATCGCGTATGCTTGCTCTCGAGCAAATAATTCCTGAATAGACATAGCCTGGCGGGCTCCTGTTTCGGTGACGCGGGATACGTCACTGGGGTTAACTCTAACCGGTCCAACGGCTTCGCGATAGCCTTAAACCGCCGTGACCGGGGGGATGTAATAATGCGTGGGTTACTCCGTTGCTTTTATTTGCGGCATGAAGTCCAGGTGATAGTAGAGCGGAGAGATGTGCCCGATGAGGCCCTTCCTCGCAAGCGTTGACATGTGGTGCGAGGCGGTTCCGGTCGGAATATCCAGATACTCGGAGACATCCGCCGAGCCCATCCCCGCCGAGCCGCTCTCCTTCAGCACGTACATGATGTTGCTGTCCAGGTCCGGACGCCGCTGGTGCGTTCTGAAGAATTTCTTGCTATTCCTTTTGTTGTTACGACTCGCTGGACTCGTGCCGCTCAGCGAAGGGTTTCCGAGGAACTCCCTGCCTGACTCCGTTATGTGATAGCCACTGTTCTGGTTAAGGACGCTTCCATCCCGCGACAGGAGACCGAGGCGTCCGCGAACAGCTTCGATCGGCATACCGAGCTTTCTGGATATCTGATCGGACGTCGGGGCGTAGCCCGATACCCCCTTCGCTATCACGCCCAGTATATCTCGTAGGTGATTAGTTGTGTCGAAGTTGTATTTGCTGAGGGTGGGACCGGAGGCGGAGGGTGGCTGTGGAGTGGGTTGCTGAGGGGGCGGCGGCTCGGCCTTAGTATAGCGGCGCGGTTGGAGGTGGATGGTGGGGGATGGGTCGGGTCGCGGCGGCTCCTGCGTCGGGACTGGGGGGCGTCCGGGGGGTGGAGCCGATGAAAGGTGGCTGAGGAAGGCGTCGAGACCCCTGATCGTCTCCTGGAGCTCCAGCAGCTTCACCATCAATTCGTCTCGGTATCGCAGCGTCTCGGCGTAGGCGGCTTCTTTGGCGGATTCATAATGTGGCATGGTGGGTTCCTGGCGGGTTTGGTTAGGTTATGGGATCTTCAATATCCAGTATAAGCATTAGGGTTTCGGCTCTCATGAAATCGCGTTCGCGGATAGCATCGTGATACTGGGAATGGTCTCCGGATTCCAGGCTCTTGGCGGCTATATCTGTTAGTAGTCGATACTTGTCACGAGTTTTATTGGCGCGCTTCAGCCATCTATCGTGGTCGGCTTTGGCTTTTTTGGTTTTTGCATCGGTTTTTGCCTTAGCTCTAACCTCAGCCAAAGCTTCGGCTTTCTTCCTACGCTCTACAACGGTTTCCATCCATTTCTCGCGAGAAGCTTTATACTGAAGTTTCATCCACTCCTCGCGAGTAATGCGAATTCCATTAACGTGATACGCCACAGTGGCCTCCCAGTAGGGTCCAGGCGGATACTATGCGGCGTCCACCGACCGGGGGGAAAGATAATTCGGTTGGTGACGATTTTTGTCTAGGTTATGGCGAAGGGAGCGGTTAAGTATAGGGTGCTGACCTTCACCAGGCGCAGCGAGGATCCTGGCGGACCTCCATTTACTCGGGCCACTACCCTGATTTTACAGGGGGTGGCCCGAGACCGTTTTGGGGCCGTTCGGCGCTACCTTCTACGGGCCTATCGCCACTTCTCGTTAGGGATAAGTAGTTGAAACTAAAGGAAACATATTTTTGGTTACGTTATAAAGGTAGCGCCGAGGTAGTGAGGCCGACGCTACCTGAAAAACCTAGGTTTGATCACTGCAGCGCGCCGAGGATTTACTTGGTTCGTTACGAAAACCCGGGAAAGGTAGTGAGTAGCGTCGGTTCGGGGTCGGGTAATTTTTTTGAAAGGCCGAGAGTAACCTTTTACCTCGCTACCTCGCTACCTTTCGGGGGCCGGTCCCTGGTACTAGCCGATTAAAATAGGTATCGGTTAGGGTATCGGTTAGCTGGCGTACCGCTACCTTTTTTCGGTAATCGCTCCACTGCAGTGATAAACGGAATTTATCTACCGATACCCTTGGTTCGGTCAGGAAACGGATATCCGGGGGGAATCCGTTCTATCCCTATAGCATATACGCGCGAAGGAAATGGTATGGTTTTTACCGCCTACGCGTGCTTAAAGGTTATCGTAACGATCTACCGAAACGTTCCCCCCGGTTAGCGTAATGAATGAAATTTTAACAGCGGAAACGTCGGTTTATGGTGAGTTTGTCAGCCGAAGGAAAACCGATGAAACCCGATAGGACGGGGCAAAGTTCTGTGATTTTCGGTAAATGGTGAGTTTTCTGTGGGGTAGAAGGTTAGGTTTTGATTATTTCGGTAAAATCTAACTGTTAAGTAACGTTTTTTAGTTGTGGAATTCGGGCTATCGGCGTATAGTAGTGATGAAGGGGACTATTTCGGGGGCTTAACATGCTAAAAGAGCAACTCGTTTACCTTCTCCAAAAGGCAGGGGGGGTTATGTGGATGATGCCGGGGGGCGAGCTGGGCGTTCTGGGTATGGCGGTTGGCGGGTTTGAGACGGCAAATGATCCCCGGTTGGCCTACGGATACGCGTCGGCTTCATCGGTTCGGTTGCGACCGTCGGCTGCCGATATCTCCCTGATGGACGAGGTGAGCAAGTGGTTATCTCTCATACCCGATACGATGAGGCCCGAGCGATACGTTGTTGCTCACCGTATGCTATGGAACGTTGAGCGAAACCGTGCAGTGTGGACGTACCGGAGGCTGTCGCAGAAGATGCACACCTCCCCCCGGCTCGTTCGTTTCATGGAGGATCGGGGCGTAGAGACGATTCATCGGGAGCTTTCTAAAACAAAATCGGTTTCAGTAAAATTAGGGCTTTACTTACGGGGATGGGACGGGCCAAGTTTCAGTTACGCTGAAAGCGCTGCCTCGGTTCGTCATTGACGAGGACTAAAAAGATAAAACCAACAACCAACCCGAAACGGTTGAACCGGGTGGACAAGCCGAAAGAGCAGAACCAGCCAGCCAGAGCACCGGGTCGTCCGATAGGTACCAGAGGAGCTCCGGTTTTAGAGCGAGAACAACGACTCGCGGAAGCGATGGCCGCTGCCACTGAGGCTATCGGCGACGAGGCTATCGCCACCATGACACCCAAGGACGTCATGCTGTTCGTCATGCGGCTGTCGGCCAGGCAGGGTTGGTGGTTCAAGGCCGCCGAGATAGCCGAGAAGGTCGCTCCATACATCCACGCCAAGTTGGCGAGCACGGTTATAGACGATCAGCGGCGGCGCTCTGCAGCCCAGTTTAGCGACGAGGAGCTGCTGGCCCTGGCTAGCTCATCGGCTGTCATCGACGCGACGGTAGCGGACGACTCCAGACCCCTGGAATCGGAGATCAACTAATCCGGAGTAACCCCTGATGTCACAAGCTCCAAAACCAGTTCCCGATGAAGCCGCCAAGCGGGGTGGCGTTGATGTCAGTAAAACCGATGAGCAACGGGAAAGCGAAGCTCTAGTTGTGTCTCAGGCTATTGAGCGCGAAGCGGCCAAAGCAGCCGAGGCAACCGAGGAATCACCCCCCGGTCTCCAGCCGGTTTACTCCAACCCTAACCAGACGTAGCATCGGCTCACTAAGCAGGGAAACTCACCATGAAACGGTTACTTTATACTACTACGGCGCTGCTCGGTATTGCCGTCGGTAGCTCATCAGTTCAGGCCGCACTGACGGTCACGACACTCAACAACCCGGTGCCGCAGTCACAATCGGCTCCATGCATCATCTGCGGCACCAACCAGGGACAGCAGCCCGCCCTCTTCGGCTATAACGACTTCAGCAGTCACGGTAACGATGCCGCGTTCAACACCTTCTCAACCAACATCAATCCCGGCGGTGGCGGTACGGTCGTGGGTGACCTGGAAGCAAACGCGGTTGGTTATACCGACGGGTTTTTGCAGAGTTTCCTGAATGCTGGAGGCAACGATCCGCTGTTTCATTTTGGTGTCGTTATTGATGTGAACACGGCGCACAACGGTGAGACGCTGAACGCGTTCCAGCTGATCGATATAGATAAACCAGCCGGTCAGCGGGTGATCTTTGATCTGGGTGGCCTGCCGCTCGCGCTGCCAGACACGGCGAACGGGAACGGCAAAGGCGACTACCTGATCAGCGGTTTCGATCTGTCGCTGGGGTGCCGTGACTCGGGTTCGTTCGTTCTGGCGGATTGTGACATTCAGCCAGGGGATCGGCTGCTGTTTCACGCTGCATGGTCGGGCGCGTCGGATGGGGCTGAGTCCTTCTACCTCGTCGTGGTGCCAACGGCTGATATCGTGGATACGCCGGAGCCCGCTTCCATGGCACTACTGGGCATCGGTATGCTTGGGATCGCTGCGGCCCGACGCAAGCTCCGCTAACGATCAGATAAGGGTGTCGGATACTCTCGACAGGCGTCGGCTTCTAGCCGACGCTGGTCGCTTTGCCCAGAAGGAGCGGGACAGGCGGGAGCTTGCCCGCGAGCGGCTCCTGGAGTTCACGACCTACACCTACCCCAGGTATCAGCCAGCCTATCACCATCGGCTGATATGCGAGAAGCTGGAGGCGGTCGAGCGGGGGGAGCTCCGCCGACTAATGATATTCATGCCACCGCGCCACGGGAAGTCGGAGCTAGCCTCCAGGCGATTCCCCCCGTTCGTGCTCGGTCGCAACCCGGACAAGGAGATCATATCAGCGTCGTACGGAGCTAGTCTAGCCGTCGACTTCGGGCGCGAGGTAAGGAACATCGTCGCTAGCGAGGAGTTCGCTGCCCTCTTCCCAAGGGTCCGGCTAGCGCCCGACTCAGGGGCAAAGGACCGCTGGCACACGAACGGTAGGGGCGGCTACGTCGCTGCGGGCGTCGGGACGGCTATCACCGGGCGCGGTGCCGACATACTCAACATAGACGATCCGGTGAAGGACCGTGCGGAGGCCGAGAGCGAAACGACGCGCGAGGGCGTCTGGGCCTGGTACCGATCAACGGCATACACCCGATTGATGAAGGATGCCTCCATAGTCGTTACGATGACGCGCTGGCACGAGGACGACCTCGCCGGTCGGCTGCTCGAGCAAGCCGAGGCTGACGGAGACAAGTGGGACGTCCTCTGCCTCCCGGCGTTCAATCCCGAGGGCAGGGCTCTGTGGCCCGAGCGCTACGACGAGGCGGCGCTCAATCAGATACGAAACGTTCTCGAGCACCGTGAGTGGGGCGCGCTGTACGACCAGAACCCGAGACCCTCGGGCACGTCGTTCTTCGACGTTCAGCGAGCGCTGGAGGGAGCGGTTCTCAGGGACGGTATCCTGGACGGTGGTCAGCCGGTGGAGTATCCGGGGATCTGCGACGCCGTCTACGCTGTCATGGACACAGCGGTGAAGACGGGCACGAAGAACGACGGAACCGGCGTCATATACTTCTCGGTTGGCTCGGGATACGGCGGCTCTCACCGGATAACGATCCTGGACTGGGATATTCAGCAGATCCAGGGGGCGTTCCTGGAGGAGTGGCTGCCGACGATACACGAGCGCCTGGAGGTCCTGGCTCGGGACTGCAGGGCGCGCATGGGTTCGATTGGGGTATTCGTGGAGGACAAGGCCTCCGGAACAATACTCCTCCAACAGGCGCGGCGCTATCAGGAGAACTCGACGCTCGACACGCGGTGGAAGCCTCACTGGCAGGCTCACCAGATCGACAGTAAGCTCACGTCGGTTGGCAAGGACGAGCGGGCGATCAGCGTGTCGGGCTACGTGACGCGCGGCGACATTCGCATCAGCCGCACTGCCTACGACAAGACATCGGCCTACAAGAGTCGTGTCGGGAACCACTTCCTGATGCAGGTCTTTCGCTTTCAGTTGGGCGTAAAGGACCAGGCCGACGACCTACTGGACTGCTGGTGCTACGGCATAGCCATAGCGCTCGGGGACTGGCAGGGATACTGAGTCCGCCACTCCCACTCCGTTGTGGCTGATCGCGGTCGGGCGCGTTATCCCGGGCATCTCCAACTCCAACCCCCCGGTCTCCCCCCAATCGGACCGGGGGTCTTTTCGCAGAAATAACGAACACGTAGCGAGGACCAGTCAGGCGTTTCCCCGCCTCGCTCCGGGGTATGTGTGCTGACAGGCGAGGGCTGGGTAGCCTGTCAGTTACGGACCAACCGGATCACAATGATCCCGACGGTAAAGAGAGGACACTCTGACGGGTGGCAACGCTCAACCTCCATCAGTCCACAATCGGCTCGGCGCTCCAGGATATGCTGATGTTCGGGGACATCCTTCCGGGGGATGCTCCGAGCTATCAGCTCTGCAAGACAATCTATGCCTACCACCCGCTTGGCAAGAAGCTGGCCGATACGCCCATCTCCCTGATGCAGACGCAGCCGCGCGAGATAAGCGTTCCGACTGGGCCGGAGCGGGTCAGGGAGCAGTTCGAGACCCAGTGGATCAACGATGGCATCGACGGCCACATCTTTGGTCTCGGGAGCATGTCCCGAGTCTACGGACTGGCGACAATCGCTCTGTTGGCGGGAAACAAGAAGACGGGCAAGCAGGTACCGAGTACGCAGCCGATAGACTACGAGGACCTCTGGGATCTGGAGATAGCCTTCAACGTCCTGGATCCGCTCAACACGGCGGGCTCGCTCGTTGGCGACCTGGACCCGAACTCCCTGACGTTTATGAAGAACGACGGGGTATCGATCAGCGGCACCCCATATCATCGCAGCCGAACCGTTACGAAGCTGAACGAAAGGCCGCTCTACCTGGAGTACACGACGTCGGCGTTCGGCTATCAGGGCCGCTCGGTCTACCAGCGGATGCTGTATCTTCTCAAGTCATACATAAAGACGATGATCGCCGACGACATGGTAGCGACCAAGTCGGGGGTTATCATCGCTGCCATCCGCCAGGCAGGATCCATTGTCAACGCCACGATGCAGCGTATGTTTGCAATGAAACGCGACGTTGTCAAGGAGGCCCAGACGAACAACGTGATAAGCATCGACCCGGAGGAGCGGATCGAGAGCCTGAATCTGCAGAACGTGAACGCGGCGCTCGACGGCAGCCGAAAGAATATCCTGAATAACATCGCTGCAGCAGCCGACATGCCAGCTATTCTCATCAACGGCGAGACCTACGCCGAGGGCTTCGGGGAGGGCAGCGAGGACGCCATGAACGTGGCGCGCTACATCAAGGGCGTGCGGGACGAGTTTCAGGCTGTCTACGAGTGGTTCGACGACATCATTATGCATCGCGCCTGGAACCCAGAGTTCTACAAGACGATACAGGAGGAGTTTCCCGACGAGTACGGCGGCGTTCCGTACAAAACAGCCTTTCAGGATTGGCGGAACTCCTTCGACTTCACCTGGCCGTCGCTCATAGAGGAGCCCGAGAGCGAGAAGGTGAAGGTCTCCGACGTGAAGCTCAAGTCCATTATTGCTATGGTTCAGGTCTTGGTTCCTGAAATGGACCCTGCGAATAAAGCCACGGTCATGGCCTGGGCTCAGGATAACGTGAACGAGATCGAGAGTATGTTCACTGTTCCACTCGTCCTCGACATGGAGGCTCTCGAGAAGCACGCGGAGGAGCAGAAGGATCAGCAGGATCAGGCTCAGCAAGCGGAGATGCAGGGCGGAGAGGATGGAGAGGGCGGCGGGCTGGAGGAACCACCACCACCAAAACCGTTTGCCGACCGCCAGATGAGGCGGGTCGCGTAGCATGCCCCCGGAGGGCGGCGCGGGCCGATGGGAGAGACCGGGGGAGTCGTTCTACGAGGTGCTGACAGCGGCGGTTATCGACATGGCTGAGCACGGATACGACAGTCCGGATCGCGTAGCTCTCTGGACGGATCGCCTGCGTCGGGCGGCCATCAGGGAGATGATACCGCCCGAGACGGTTGATAAAACTCTCAGGGCCACGATGCAGGCCGTCTACAGATCCAAGGTGGAGCGCGGCGGGATACTACGGTTGCATCCGGGCGTGCAGAAGTTCACGCTGGCGCGGATTGCCCCCCGGCTACGGACGGAGCTGGACAGGCGCATCATGGCGTCGGCGAGCCTCATTCGGCTGAACCGAGAGGAGGCCATGCAGAAGACCCTGCGACGGTTCCAGGGGTGGGCCACGAGCATCCCTCCGGGGGGCAGCGAGACGGTCGATCGGGCCGAGATAAAGGAGCAGGTGCGGAAGCCGCTCCGGTCGCTGTCGTTCGAGGAGCGGCGGGTGGCAACGGACCAGGGACACAAGCTGGTAGCCAATATCAACGAGCTTCTGGCTGAGGACGGCGGAGCGATCGCGGGGATCTGGCGGAGCAACTGGCGTCAGCTGAACTACAACTACCGGAAGGATCACCGGGAGCGCGACGGGAGGGTCTATATGGTCCGCGGGAACTGGGCACTGCAGAATGGCCTCGTGAAGGTCGGCGAGTCGGGCTACACCGACGATATAACGAAGCCGGGAGAGGAGGTCTACTGCCGCTGCTACTACACCTGGATATACGCGATCCGGCGGCTTCCCGATGAAATGCTAACACGCAAGGGTCGGGAGACACTCGGGAATACTGGACTAGCGGCATGAATCTGATCCTTGTCATCGTTATTGTCCTGCTAATTCTAGGTTTCAGCGGCGGTGCCTACTATGGACAGAGTGCTGGCTGGGGAACACCGCACTACTTCGGCGGCGGGGTCGGGCTGATCCTGTTGATCCTGATCGTCCTACTACTGTTCGGAGGCTTGCGATGAGCATCGGCCTGCTGTTCTGGGTAATCTTCGTGATCGCGATACTGTTCGGCTTCTGGGGACGCACCGAGCACGGATCGCCCTACTGGGCGAACTACAATGGGTGGGTGTTCGTCGTTCTTCTGTTCCTTCTGGGTTGGCGCGTGTTCGGCTTCGTTATCCAGGGGTGACGCGGGTGCCTCTGCAGGAAGGATCGTCGGTTGCGCACGCGGCGGGGATCATGTTCCTCACTGACGACAGCCAGGTCCTCCTCCTGAAGCGGGGGAACGGCAGCGATCATCCGGGGAAGTGGTGCTTTCCCGGAGGGCACCAGGAGGAAGGCGAGAGCACGGAGGAGGCCGCCAAGCGCGAGGCGATCGAGGAGCTGGGGTTCCTACCCCCCGGTCCGCGGGCCGTTCTCACCCGAAGCATCGCCGATGGTGTGGACTACACGACGTTCCTGCAGCGCGTGCGTAGCAAATTCATTCCGGAGGTGGACGGCGAGCACACTGGCTTCATGTGGGTTGCGCTCGATCAGCTCGGGACCGCAGCCGACCCTCCGGAGGACACGGAGGTGCGCGCCGATCCCCCGATTCGGGGGGACGAGGAGGACTTCGACGAGTCAAAGCATCCCCGCGCTGCGGACGGTAGATTCGGTAGTAAGGGCGGCGCGGGCGGCGGTAGCCCGGTTAAGGCGCGCAGGGGGCCGATGGTAGCGGCACGATACGAGAACAAAACGTTCGTGCATCACGAGTCAGGCGAACCGCTTCCCGAGCACGTCCAGAGGATGCGGATCCCCCCGGCCTGGAGGGAGGTCCGCGTTTCCATGGACCCCAGCGCCGACGTGCGGGCGACGGGCAAGGACGCGAAGGGTCGGCCGGTCGGCATATGGTCCGACAAGTTCATGGCAACGAAGGCCGCCGAGAAGTTCGGGCGCGTCCACGAGTTGCTGGAGAAGTTCGACGGCATCCGGAAGCAGAACGCCGCCGTTCAGAAGTCGGATGATCCGCGCAGGAGGGACGCGGCGGACTGCCTGTCCCTCATAATGGAGATGGGCGTTCGGCCCGGAAGCGAGAACGACACGGGGGCCAAGGAGCAAGCCTACGGAGCAACGACGCTCCAGGGTCGGCACGTTGTCGTGGCCGGGAGGAAGGTTTCGCTTCAGTTCGTCGGGAAGAAGGGCGTTCGCCTGAATCTCCCTGTGCCAGACGGACCGCTGGCGGCCATGCTCGTGAAGCGGATGGGGGCGGCTGGCCCGGACGGCAAGCTGTTCCCGAATACCAACGACAAGCATCTTCTCGCCCACGTTCACACGATGGACGGAGGCGGTTTCAAGACGAAGGACTTTCGCACGCGGCTGGGAACGGCGACAGCCTACGAGATGGTGCGGTCCGGAGCACCCCCGATCTCAGAGGAGGACTACAGGCGGCGGGTGATGGAGGTCGCTAGGGTAGTATCGGAGAAGCTCGGTAACACGCCTGTGATCGCCCTGCAGGCCTACATCTCCCCAACGGTTTTTCACGAGTGGCGCGAGCACCTGGATGATCACGCGCGGGCGGACGACTTCGACGAGTCCAAGCATCCACGCGCGAGCGATGGAAAGTTCGGGAGCGGCGGAGGAGGTGCGCGCGGTGCGGTGAGGTCCGCCACGAAGAAGGTGGCCGGAAAGGTGAAGGGCGCGGCCCGAAGCTTCGGGCACGAGGACCACGAGGTCATCGCTCATCACTTCTCGGTGGTGCGTCCCGAGGACCGCAGCCGGATCGCCCACGGGATACACTCGGCAGCCCGGATGCTTCCGGCGCTGCTGCGGACGCACCTGAAGGAAGAGAAGCACAACGCGGTTCACGCCGCCGGAGCGCTGCGAGCAATAACGACGGGCAAGCGCCCGACGCCCGAGCAGATGAAAGGGCTCAAGGCGTTCGGGATGCGCATCGGGATGATCGGGGGGTCGCTGGCTATGGGCGATCCGTCGGGCCTGATTCACCACGGCGTCAGTGCGGCTCTCTCGCACATCGGGATGGACGCCATCATGCACATCGCGGGCGAGCACGCCCTGGCGGCCATGACTGGGCTCGGTAAGGCTATCGGGATAAGAGGTATGGCGAGCGCTGCAGCCGACGCAGCCGACGATGTGAGCGACGAGGACACGGAGCTCCTGCAGAAGTTCATCGAGGAGCTTGCGA